ACTTATCTGGACTAAAGTTACCCATGGCAAGTCTAGGTGTTGGAAGAGTGCCTGCGCTTGTATAATCAAATCCATCTGCTACTATTGGAAATGGATAATAAAAATTATTTTTCCATTTTATTGCAGCGGATGGGTTATTACTAATGTTGTATAAGAAATATTCATTGTATAGCCTTAATACTCCTCCATTCAACGGCTGCTCTCCCGTATTATTAAAGTTTTTTAAATTTGGCGATATTTCTGAAAGATCTATCTCATAGAAACTTATTGGTGTCGATGGTGTTAAAGAGGTTAGGTTGGAGTTTATATCTTTACTACCACTTACGATTAAATTGTATATTTCAGAAGATGTGCTCATATTTATTAAACAGGTACCTCTAGAAGGGTAGTTTGAACAATGTACATATCATACGATATATATGAAGCTGTCCAATTTATAGAAACATATCTTGTGTCAATTTTATCATTTGATTTTTTATATATGGTTGGAGGATTATAAATAAAAGACTCTACACCCGCTCTTTCTTTTAAAAAATGCAAGATTGAAACTGTTTCATTTTCAGATCTGCCTTCAAAGTTTAAAGTAAATTTTGCAAGAGTTGAGTTTATTCCGTCAGAAATTCTTTGTTGATAACCATTCCCAAATTGAGAAACTGTAATTTGAGGACTAATTTCTATTGATGCATTATATGATGGTTTCCACCAAAAATTAGGGACTAAAATTCCGTTCAAAGAAATATATCCCTCCCAATGAACTTGTAGATTCGCAAGGGTTATTGGGTTATTAGAAACATTAGAATCTTTAATTGAATAATAGAAACGATCGTCACTACCTTTCACAATATCATACTTTTTATAAGTAGTTAAATTGCTCCAGTAGGAAACTGTATCGTGAATACTTGCCATATACCTTTTACCTCTAATAATTTACACTTAAAATATAGTGTAATCATGTTTAATGTTTAACGTATATTCTATAGAAAACCAAAACTTTTATTTAAATAACTCTCTTATTTCTGGAATTGAAGACTTGAGTATATCTTACGGTAATAATATTAATCCTTATCTATCTATAGATAGCAATGACATGAATTACTTTGTTTCTGCTCCAATTATAGCTAATTTGGATTTAAATTACGTTTTGAGCTCGAATGACCCTTTTGTATCCTATACAGGCAGTAATTCCTTCTCTGGAAAAATCGAGTACGGGAACAAATTTTTTACATTTTCTAGCGGATATTTGAATAATTACTCTATAGAATATAGATTAAACGAATACCCAAAAGTCAACGTAAAAACTTTATTATTAGGAGAATTAGGAAATACTTCTGGATCTTTTAACTTTAATCCAAAACCAATAAATGATTTCGATATAAGTGATGGCTGCTATGTCGACCTAAATTTAAATGAAGCGAACTCTAATAGGTTAGAATCATTCGGATTAAATATAAATATAAATAGGGTTCCAATCTACACTATTGGTAATTATTTACCAGATGCTGTTATCATTAAATATCCTATAAATATAAGTTTAAATTTTGAATTTTCAATGAGTGATTATGATCAAGAAAAAGTAACTAATATATTTAAATCTATATCAAGTAGAGACTTTAGTGTTAATTTTAGAAAATATAACACTAATCAGTCTTTGTTAAAGATAAATTTGGCTAATTTAATTAATAATAATACTCAATTATCGTATTCAATAAATAATGATGCTAAATTAACCTTAAGCTTTGATACATATATATTGAGTGGTAGTTTATAAAATTTAGAAATATATGAAGTATTGATATATAATAAATTATATGACATTTCAAGAACTCCTCAATTCGCCAGTATTTTTTAATACTTTTATCAAAAATGATACATTTTTCAACTCTTTAAAAGACAAGTTTCCAGAAATCTTAGCAGACCTTACTAGCTCCAGAAACAATCCAAATTGCTCTTGCAAAAATAGAGTAAAAGCTCATCTTCAAGGGAAACTTACTACTGAGCAAGATTATTTCAATAATCTTATCAATAATGAAGAAGTTAAGAAATCAACACAAGAAAAAGCTGAAGAAATTAAAAATTCTCAAGCACCAACTAACCCAATGGAGAACCATATGCAAATGATGCAACAAAACATGTTTAGAAATAGCGGCGGAAGAGTATTCGAAATCGGCAAGACAGAAGAAGATTGGAAAAATCTTGCTAAAAAATTAACTGAAGAAAAGATACTTTTTAAGTCTTTCTCAATAGTAGAAAAATCAGATAAACTAGTTGTTTATTTTATTTAAATGTTTTATCAATTCTTAGCGTATTTGTTTGTTTGCTTGGGAGTGACTTATGCTTGGAGCGATACTGAGATTGCTAGACCTTTTAGAAATTTTATAGCTAAGATTCCTTATATTCATAAACCTTTGCTTTGTCATGAATGTTCTAGTTTTTGGATATCTTTAGGTGTTAGTTTTTTTATTAATCCTTTTGATTTATTAATTTATTCTTACTTTAGTAATATATTAAGCGCTTTTTGTGGATTTTTTATTAATCTTTATTTTGTAAGAAACCAATTAGTAAAGTATAAAGATTATTAATCTTTAATTTTTTTAATTCGATCTATTAATTCAAACAACTTAACTTTGGGTATATCTGAGATAGAGTTTAAATTTTCTGCATTATCAAAATTATCTTTAATTAATCTTTTCTTAAGCGCTTCAAAATTAACATTCTTTTCTTTCATGACTTTTTCAAGTAATGATTGGGGAGAAGTTGGATTTTCATTTACAGAAGAAGAGTCATCGAGAAGTTTTGCATCTCCAAGTTCTTCTTGAGAAACAATATTAATCTTCAAAAAATTACGAACACAACGCACAAACGCTCTATTCTCGGCAATTGCAGCCAAGAAGAATCTGGCAAAGCTCTTTGTATTATTTAAAGTGGCATCAGCAAGAGATTCAAAAATCACCTCTTTTCCACCAGTTTCATAATTTGGCAACCAAGTAATCCTACAACTCGTTGCAAAATAATTTTCAGAAGCTGCAACAACTTTATATTCAACACTAGTATAGCCCCTAATTTGAGCTAGTTCTTTAATTCCGCCTAAAAGTATAAGAAGATCTTTATCTTGAAGTTTTGAAACATCTGTTTCTTGAGTTTTTTGCCTATTAGGTACAAGATGTTCAACTTTAACCATTTTACGCCAATTGATTGTACCATCATCATTAAATACATAATTTAAAGTTTGATCTTCAATAAGACCATAATTATTTCTAGTTACTAGCTTTGGAGGAGTAACTTGAAGCATTGGTGTCGCAGTATTTTCAATTTGAATGTCTGATCCTTTATTCACAACATTGAACAACTCTGAACTACCAATTGAAACTGTATTTTCTTCTGATTTGATTTTAGGGCTCATTTAGTAATGATACTACAGATTGTATATTAAGTCAACTTAAAAATATAAAAATTATCAGCTTCTTTCCAAAAATCAGGATGATCCACTACTTTATCTCCTGTTTTATTTAACCAATCATATTTTGATCTAAACTGACCTTTTGAAGTATGCAGTATTCTAGAAGAGTTATAGTAAAGATTATCAATCTCTTTTACGCTAGTGTCTTGTTTACTCTTATGGTTTCTGTTTATAATTAAGTTATAATCCATATAATTTAATTTATACTTACTAAGCTCGTCATCCTTCAAGAAAGATAGTAATACATAGTTTATTGAATTATTCTTTAACGTTTTAACAAAGTTTACATCATTATCATGGTCTATAATGTAAATTAATTGGATAATATTACTTTTGTACTTTTTAAGTATATCTTTTTTAATGGGTTTATCTGTGAAAATTATGGATTTTTTAATTGATAATACTTTTTCAAGAACTTTTTCGTTGAAAAGATAATCCATTCTTATGATAGGATTTTCTATTGGAATTGAATTTACGTCTATCTCATCGTCTAATATAACTTCAAAACTCCTATTATTAAAATCTGGTCCAATATGTATAGTTTCTGGTAATTTAGAATGGCTTATATTTAATAAATCCAAAATCCCTTTAGCAATTTCTTCTGGTTTTATGGTATCTATTGATTTAGGGTTTTCTACTTGAGAGTATGATGGTTTTTTATTTCCAATTTTTTCGTACCCTTTTAGTAGTATATGTTTATTTTTATTTCCAAAATGAGGACCAGCAACATCGGGATTGCTTATGCTGTAAATTGAAACTATGGGCTTATCAAAATAAGAAGCTAAATGAACAGAAAGACTATCAGCGCCAAAGTGTAAAATACTATTTTCAATAACATAAGCTAATTGATTTAGAGTCGTTTGGCCAACGATATTAATTACTCCATTTAAAACTTTTTCGTCTTTTATACCAACTTGTAATATATGAATGTTTTCTTTTAATAAAGGAGCATGAATCAATCCAATTACTTCTTGCCAATAAGAATAATTTCTAGAGTCATAAGGAGTTTGAGCTTGAAAAGTTATATACTTTTGTAAGGGCAAAGGAAAAAATTTAGTATAGATAAAAGGTTTGTCAATTTTTGAACCAGTATTAGTTGCGTATGTATCTAAAAGTCTCACTCTTTTATTGTATCCTACTTGAGTTCAAAATCTATTTTATCTAAGCCATTGTGAAGATAATTTAAATTTCTTTGAGTGCAGGTATAAGGTAAATAAGCGATATCAAAGTATCCATTGTGTTGACTATTTCCTTCTAACCAAATTAAGTTATCCATCATAGGATTATATTCTATCCATCTATGAACATAAGGATTACCATCTAGTATGTCTTTATACTGCGGTTTTGTAGCCACATACAAGCTATAGTCTGGATATCTATTTTTAATAGATTTAAATAAAGCAGTACTTAAGAATATGTCTCCTGCGCTTTCTGGCATAACATATATAACTCTACCTTTATCTTTTTCATCAAGTAGATCTTCAAATTTTACTTGTTTTTTATTTTCATTTTCTTTCAAGGCTACATTTCTGAAATAATTTTCTACATCTTGTCTTTTTGCTCCTTTAGATAATTCTTGCATCCAATATTTATGCCCAGAATCATTACTATCGATATTTTTCATTTTTAAAATATTATGATACAGCTCAATCAACCAGACTGCATCATCTTTAATCTCTGGCATTTGATAATAAGGATCTTTTTTATCCTCTGGGTTTTCTTTTATTTTTTCCCAATCAGCAAAAGGTTGAGAATCGATAAAATCTTCTAGAGTTTTACCTATGTTTTTTACTGCAAAATTATCAATTGTCCATTCTCTAGCTTTTTTACCCAACTCTCTTCTTTTATATTCGGGCATTTTAAATACAATGTTAATTTGTTTGGCTATAGATTCTGGAGTTGTAGAAGCTTTAATAAATTCTGTTCCGTGTTCTCTATATTCTGTCCATTCCAGAGGTAATGAACCTGCTTGTGACTCACACATTTCTTCTCCACAAGAATAATTAGTAACTAGCGTAATTAATTCTGTTAATTTTGCTTCTTGAATGGGTATCTCTTGACCTCCGCTTGTGAAAGGATGACAGTATGTATCCATAAAATTGTATACCTCGTTTAATTGAGACTCTGTAACTCCTAATCCTACATTCGTTGTTGTCTGACTCTTTTCTGCTCCACAATATTTACAGTTTAAATCTTGACCAGTAAAGGGTTTAATTTCGTATTGACCACAGTTTTTACATATATATGTCGTTAATACTTCTTGAGGATTTACTCCGATCTCTGAAGCTAACTTATGTATGTTCCAACCTTCTCCCCAATGTGTATGAAACAATAAATAAGTATTCTCAATTCCTGGATTTTCCTTTTTCCATAAAGCGTAACCTTGCAAAAGATTAGGAACGCTTTTTCTTAACTGATTTCTAAACACGAATCCGATAATAAAAGCATTTTCTGGAAGATTGTTCTTTCTGCGAAGTTCTTTTCTGTCAAAATCTGATAATCTATAAAAATCTTTATCTTCTAAGCACCCGTGAACTGTTTTTATATGACTATAACCAAGTTTATGCAGAGCTTTTGTTGCAAAATTGCTCCAGATCCAATAGTTTTTTATCTTGGTTGCATTTGTAATAGCAGATTGAAGTATAGGCAAGGAATCTAATGTCGTCCAAATAACAGAACTAATTTTAGAAAACCAATTCTTTTCAATTGCAAAATCGACCCCCCAAATATCTTGTACAGCGAAATAGACATCTGGTTTTTCTTCGTTAATTACTCTGTCTATAAAATGAGCCCCATAACTAGCCATTCTTGCCAAGTTTGGGTCTCTATTGAGTTGTTCTAGTTCTTGTTGATTATTAGGAAGCGAGCCTACAGATTTCCATGGGGTTTTTTTAAGCTCTGGGTGATCATAAGTCATACCACAGGAGTAGTGAGTTATATCATACTTATCCGTAGAATACAGATACTTTAGTAAAGCTCTAGAGTTTCTGCCGAAACCAGTTTTTGCTAAAGAAAAATCACTTTGAAATAAGATTTTTTTTCTTTTCACGATTACCAAAGTTCGCTATCTTCTTGTGGGCTATTGATCGTTTCTTCTGTTGAATTTTTAGCTTTCTTTATTGCTTCAATTCTTTGAGTTTCAAAAACAGAATTTAAAGAATAGGCTAAAAACTCCCTTAAAAGTCTAGCTTCGTTAAAGTAAAAACCAATTAAATAAGACTGTTTATTTTCTATATTTTGCTTATCTTCTTTATGAACACTATAAGAGAAACCGACTTGTTTTTCTTCTCTAATATAGGGCGACAACTTGATCTTAGTAATTTGTTTTTCTGAGTTATGATAAGCAGAAAACTCTGTATTTCTTTCTATTGCGTCAAGAATTCCAGCTGCCTCTGTTAATGAAAATTTAACCTTAACACTTTTATTTGGATTATTTTGATTCTCCGAAAAAGACCCAATCTTTTTGGCATCATTCCAAGAGCTTTGCTTGATTAATGAACCCCATACAGAATTATCTTTTGAATTTACGCTAAAACTACAAGCTGTGCCTGTGTTTTTACTATTTGGTTTGTAAAATGATATCATATTCCTTTATATTACTACTTATATTTTAAAATGTCAATTATTTTTATCTATCTTTTTTAAATCATTTAATTTCATGTATATCTCATGATCTTGAATAGCTATTAAATCACCAAATATACAATCATCTCTTTTAGAACCTTTTACTATAACAATATTCCCTTCTTCAAAATTTTTATTATTTAATAGTTTATTTGTGTCGATATTATCGTTAAATATTAATGCGCTAATGGTGCTTGTTTCATCTGATATCTTTAATCTAACATATCTTGTCTTTTTTGCATTTTTGGATATTCCAGAAAATACCTCTTCTATTTGACCAACTAAAGCTACTTTAGAGTTTACTGGTTCATCTAATATATCAGATATATATTTAAGATTTTCTCTTTTCTCAGCAAAGATATCTTTTAGATTTTTATTATAAGTATATCCCAGAAGCTTCTTTTCGTAATACCAATTAGCAAAGCTTTCACTTTTATTATTTTGCTCATATATGCTCAAATATGGAGTATACTTTTCTTTAATGGTACTCAATCTATTATCTTTAATAACCACTTTATTTTTTTCGTCAGTGAATTTATTAAGATGTTTAATAATTTTAATTAGATCATAATCGAATTTATCTGCAAATGATATAGCGTATTTCTTCTCTTTAGAGGTTAGCATGTTCCATAATTGAACTTCTAGTACTATTTTACTTCTTGATTGATTGAACCCACTAAGTGCGCCAGCTTGAATTAATGCAGATAATGCTCCAATATTTAATCCAGCTTCTTCTGCAGCTTCAAATATTTCAAATTTATTAGAATATTTATTTCTAAAGCTATTCAATTTTTCTATTGATTTATCGCTAATACCTTTGATTGATAATAGACCGAATCTAATGTCTTTATCCTCAATTGAGAAATCCATTTCTGATTTAATAATATGAGGAGGAAGGAGTTTGATCCCGAAGTTATGCATTTCTTTTTGAATTTTAGATATTTCGCCAATTGGATCTGGTTCATTCCTGCTCATCTTTAATAATGATAAAAAGAATTGTTGAGGATAATTAAACTTAAGATAAATTGTAATTGCTGCAAGTCCAGCATAAGCTATTGAATGCGATTTATTAAAGGAGTAATTAACAGAATCTTCAAGAAGCTTCCATAAAATTTCGCTAACTTCTTTTGGAATTTTATTTTGTTTACATTTTTGTTCGATCTTTTGTTTCCAAGCTTTGATTTCTTCCGTTTTCTTTTTACCCACGATTCTTCTTAAGATTTCTGCTTCATCTAAATTAAAACCAATCTTATTAGCCATTTTCATTAATTGCTCTTGATATAAAGCAACCCCGCCAGTTTGTTTTAAAATTTCATCAAAAAACGGATGAATACTTTCTGATTGTTGAAAATTTGTATGAGCTGCATATTTATCTACGAATTGAAGAGCTCCAGGTCTAGCTAAAGCTAGAACACCGCTAAGTTCTTCTAGATTTTTTGGTTTAACTTTTTGACATACCCTAAAATTAGTTTCTGCTTCGATTTGGAATAGACCATGTGGCGATTTTAAATCCTGTAAATTTCTATAAATAGATTCATGATTTAAATCTATATCTTCTATTTTTAGATTAATGCTCTTGCAAACATTATCTACTACAGAAACGCTTCTTAAGCCAAGAATATCAAGCTTTATGTTAAAAACGCTTGCCCAGTTCATATCGAAGCTAGATACGATTTCTTTGTCTGAAGAGAATTCTGTTGGACAGATAGTCTCTAAATCGTAATAAGAAAGTAATACGCCAGAAGGATGAACTCCTTTATTCTTGATTAAGTCTCTTAATTTAAGGGCGACTTGATATGCTTCTTTATTTTGATCGCACCACTCTTTAAATTGCTCAACTTCTTTATAGGCTTCTGAGATGTCCTTAACTTGGCCATAGGTTTTAGGAATTAAAGAAGATATCATTGTCATTTCTTGCTCTGGTTTTTCAGCAATGATTTTACCACATTCTTTAATAAGCAATTTTCCACTTAAACTATTAAAGGTTAATATCTTGCTAGTTTTGTCTTTGAATTTATTCTCTAAATATTGAAGGACTTTTTGACGATTATAATAACAAATATCTAAATCTACATCGCACATCAAACTACCATCTAAATACGTTACCCCATCAACAATCTGTTTTTTAGCGCGAATCTTGGATATAAATCTTTCAAAATAGAGATCATATTTAACTGGATCAATTCTGGTAACGCCCACTAAATATAATATCAAAGACCCTGCGGCCGAACCTCTGCCTAAACCCACTGGAATATCACTAGTTTTACAAAAATGTATAACATCCCATACTAATAATATATAATCAATAAACCCTAACTCTTTTAACGTGTCTAATTCATATTTTGCCCTATCGATATACCTCTTGTAATCCTTATCAGCTTTATTAATATTTAAAGTTTTAAATCCGTTTAATGTTAAGGCTCTTAAAAAGTCATAGTTTGATGCATCCTCACTAACACCTAAATGTCTTTTAGAGGCTAGATCAATCTCAAACTCAGGCAATCTAACCCCGTGAATATCTAGCTCTATATTTTCGAATTGATCAGAAAAATCTTTTGCGTTGGAGTAGTTGTCAGTCTTCATTTTCATCTTCCTCTTGCTCTTTTTCAATTTTATCTATTTCTTGATTAAAAACATCCAATCCTTTTGCTAGAATTTTCATAGAAGCTCTATCTTTTAAGCTGTAAAATACATCAGCTTTACCCTGCTTCTTTCCTTTTTCTATGGTTATAAGAAGATATTCTATTCCATGGTCTTCTAATTTTTGTATAGTATCGTAAACATTGTCTAATGAGCCCATTTTATACCTCTATCTGCCATTTTAGTTTATTCCATACTTTTAAATTCAAGTCAAGATCATTTATTGCGTCGTGAAGACTCTCATAATCGTGATCTATGCCGTTCTCTTTACCCAAAAAAGTTAAAGAGCTTTTAACATTTTTCTTTCTGGTATTAAGAATTTTATATTGATATTCAAGTAAATCATCTTTAGGAGTATAAATAGAATTATATTTAATGCCTCTTGCGACCGCATTAGTATCTATAATTTTATTCATTAATCCCTTCCAATTTGATTCCATAGTTTTATAGTATTCTTTTATAAGGTAAATGTCAAACCCTAAAATATTGTGTCCAATTATATAGTCTGCATTGTCGAGCCAATCTTTTATTGTAGGAAATACTTCTTTTGGATTGAAACCTTCTTTTTGGACTTTTCTGTGATCGTATCTTGTGATTCTCGCAGCATCTTCACTTATTTTTAAATCTGTATCCCATTTTAAATAAAAATTCTTCTGGTCTATTTTCTTGTCGCCTTTGACTTTTATCATCGCTATCTGCCAAGGAATATTATGGCAAAAGTTAAGACAAAGATTAAAACTCTCGCAATCTATAAAGACTATAGTCTTGTCTTTATCGTATCTTAAAAGATGCTCGTCCATTAATTCCTTTTATGAATGCTTTCAAAGCAAAATTCGTTACTGGACATATGATCTAAATTAGGTTTATTTAAAACGCTTCTATTGTTAATGCATCTAAAAGTTAAGTAAGCTTTAAAATCTTTTCTTTCTTTATAAAAAATACTTTGCACTTTGTATATTTTAAGATTGTTCTTTTCAGCAAAAGATAAAGCTTTTTGTTTTACGAGTGAATCAAATGGTAGATCATTATCTTCTATGAAGAAGATAGGTTTTGTAAAATCAAATTGAGGGACGCAAAGACTATTTTTAAGAGTATTATTGAATATAAAAGAATCATAGAATGGTATGCATAGAATTAAATCATCGGTCCAATTTTTGGAAATTGTTTTATAATCTAGTCTTGGTTCATAATAAAAACCTTCTTTAGCTGCGACACTATAGAGTTTTGTTAATTGCTGATGTCCTTTTTTATTTTTAAAGAATAAGATTATCTTTGATGACTTGATTTTTGATTCTTCGGATTTATCGCTTATTGATTCTGTGACTGATATCCTTAATCCATAGTTTAATTTGATATTATTCGCTCTACAATTAGTATAAGCCTCTAAGAAAGAAGACATATTATCTTCAACTAAATATATTTCTTTTAAATTGTTTTGTTTTGCTATTTGAATAATAGAGTCTGGATAATCATCTTGCTCTTGTTTATCTTCTAAAGTTAATATAGATCTACCTAAAGAATAGTGAGATTTAAATAATGGTATCATTTTGAGACTATTATAGTTTATATTTTAATGCGAATCAATCTAAAAATTCATCTTCTTTTTTATCTAAAATATCATCTTTATTTGTATTGTTAAACTTTGGACATCCTTGATATTTTCTTTTTTCTATAGTAAATCCTGTGATATCTTTAAATTCATTGTTAAGACTTGACTCTACAATCTCGCCTTTCTCATTTAATTTAACGTAATATTCATAGGCATCTCTATATGGACATCTCCAATTGCCTACCCCACACATCCATTTACTTTTATTATTATCTATAGCAAAATTTGCTTTTGCCGAATTTTCGTCAAATTTATTAATATAGTTATTAATATGCTCTAAATAATGCTCGAATCCTTTAATTTGGTCATCTGAAAATTCAAGCTCTTGAATTGGTTGTTTGGGAAATCTAAGAAATAAGAATCTTACGACTGGTTTGAGTTTGGGCCATAACTTTTTGCTGGCTAAACTATACATCATGGCTTGAATATTTGCCTGAAGGTCATCGCCCCTAAACTTGGCTTTAGAGCTTTTGTAGTCAATTATAACCATTTTATTGTTTGATTTAACGGGTTTATCAATAAAACCCTTAATATGATATTTAGGTTCATCATTTTCAATGTCGAAAGCATATTCTGGAGATACAATTTTACCATCTTTTTCACCGAAAAAATCATTCTTAAGACCTACTAATATCATCTGATCTAATAGTTCAAAATTAGACTCATTTAGTCCAACTTTAGCTTTTAACTTTTTAACTAATCTAGTGATAGCTTTACTAGATGTAATAGAATCTTTCTTAATTATTTTATTATAGTGATTTTTATGTTTTGGATTTAAAAGAATCTCGAATATTGTATGGCAGATTGTACCTCTAAGACTACCATCATTTTGAGTCTGCGGAATTTTTTCATGATAGTTGTTCCAGTAGACCCAAGAGCAAGTCTCAAGAGTTTTTATTCTAGAAGCAGATAATATTTTTAAAGGTTTGTTTTCCATTTTAAAATTTCTTCTTTAGTCATCTCTCCAAAATCTTTTTTAGTTGGTAAAATGATTTTTAATTGATTGCTATCAAAGTACCTATTCAATCTGGCGTAGATCTTTTCTGAAGCTATATTCCCTGTGTTATTCTTTTGTGAATCATTGTTTAAGCTAATGTATATCTTTTTTATATCTATTTTTAAACAATAGTTTAATATAGATAAACTAAGACTTGTACCAAACGTTACTAATACATTTTCAATTCCTGCTTGATATAAACTCAGCATGTCGCCAATGCTCTCAACAAGAATTACTTCTTTTTGAATCTCTATTACTTTCGAGTTTAAGAATAGTGGGTAAACGAAATCATTCTTCTCACCAAGATGTTTCCATTTAATCTTAGAAAGATTTGTAATATCTCTACCAGAAAATCCTATTATATTATTTTTAATATCAAATATAGGAAAAACATATCTATTTTTCATTTTACCAGCCTTACCTATCCCACCTTTAAATTTTATTAAAACATCTGTAATAATTCCTCTATTATTCCAATACAAATGATTATTTTCTAAATTAGATAATAGATCTAAATCAAACTTTTTTGTTGATTTAAGGAGCGGTTTCGACGCCCCTTGAGGTTGATTAAATGCAAAGTTTTTATTTTTAAGCCATTCTTGGGCTTTTTCTGGATCATCTATTCTCAGAGTAAGCCTCACTAGAGAGTTCAAGTCTCCGCTTATATTTTGTTTAAAGTCGAACCATTTACCTGTGTCTTTATATATTCTTAAAACTGTATCATTATCGCTATCCCTATATAAGGGTCTAGCTCTAAATTCTTTACCACAATCTTTTAGTTGATATCCCAATTCAGTAAGGACTTCGTAAATACTTACTTGCTCCATTCTAAAGCCTCACTTATCACAGGAAATTCTTTAATAAAAATCTTTTTGCATTTTTCTGCAATTATTCTATGTTCTTTTTGAGTATTTTGATCGGTTCTTAACTCGATGTAATGAATCCAGCTTCTTAACGAACCTTTCATATACATTGTAGTTTGAGTTGTTAAAGGTAATATCATTCTTGCTACTTCTTTTGCAACTCCATTTTCAATCATTGTATCATAACAATGTTGAGAAAGGGATAGGGATTCTATTAAAAGTTCATTGACTTTATCGTATGCTTCTGTATTTGTTTTCATAAGAATTTCGCCTACTTGTCTATTTTTATCACCCTGAAGTCTAAGTTCTATGTCTTCGTATTCTGTGGCTAAACTATATCTTAAACTAAATTCTTGAAAACAAAATGATCTGTGTCTTAAAATTTGCGCAGCAATAGCTCTGCTAGTTTTTATTTCAACACACATATCAACAAGTTCAAATGGACTCCAGTGTTTATGTTTGATTAAAAATTTTAATAGTTTTGGAGCGGTCTCTGTATTCATTTGATTAGATGGATTGCTAACTCTAGCGCAATAGGAGACCAAATCTTCTGCGTTTTTAATTCCCTTAATTTCTGGTTTTGTAACTGATACTAAATCTACATTCATAGTAATTCTCCATCATTTGCATTTTGATCGGTTAGCTCGTATTGCTCCCTTTGTCTTTCAGCAACATCTCTTAATGAACCGCGCTCTTCTATATTAAAATTTGTAATTTGATAATTAAGGTAGTTTTGTCCCCATACCTCTTTGCCAGATGAATCTAGCCTTCTCACCAAGTCTTGGTGGCCCGCCGCATCTTTACCTTGAAATCTTGTTTTAGTTGGAATTAGTTTATGTGTTCCAAATGCTTGACCATCTAGAGTCAATTCATCTAGAGTTTTTCGCCTAAAGATTGCCACGAATGAAGCAAACCATTGGAGTCTATCTGAAAGAGAGATTACAGAGCTATCGTCAACAACGTTAGAAGAGTTTCTGTTAAAATTCTCCCCAGTCCTATTTAATTGCATTGCTGTTATAACTGGACAATTGATTTCTTCTGAAATTCTTTTTAGCTTATCAATTTTTTCACCAATAGCTTGATGTTCTGCCCAGTTTTGGCCAACTTTTTCACCTGTTAATTTAATGTAATCATAAGCTATCATAGCTTGATTGCCTCGACCAACTTTAGATAAATACCATCTGCGTATAATAGAGCATACTTGATCAATATTCTTATTGCCAACATGATAGTGAAAGTACTCATAAGTCTTAACTTTTGCCCAAGCTGCTCTTACTTTTCGGGTCATATCTTCATTTTTACGCCAATTACCCGTTTCTAGATACCATACTGGAACATTAGTTAATGATGCAACCATTCGAATTTGAATATCCATTGTTTGCATTTCTGTGTCGAGAATTAAAGTTTTAGTTTTATTCTTTGGATTAATAGAAGTTTTAAAACAAATGTCATTTAAAAATGAAGTTTTTCCTTGACCTGGGCGACTTGCGATAGCATAAATATTCCCATTTTTTAAGCCTCCGTACATTCTGTTAAACTCGGAGTATGGAGTAATTAATCCTGTATCATCTTTGGGACTATTACCAATTTCTTCTATTAAATCCTCAACTTCTTCAAAAACATTAACTGGTACATCATTTTCTGAGTATGCTGATATTTTCTTATTATAAATTTGATCAATCTTACCAATAATTTCATCCATTGAATCTTCTGAATTCTTGTTAATATATTCTTTTAATTTATCTGCTGTCTGAGATATTTCTCTTCGAACTCTTAATTTAATTAGCTCTTTGCAAGCTGTCATTGTGGCTTCTTCTGTGATCTGAGAAAAACTTAAATTATCAATATAATCAAAAATATTAATCTCATCTTTGAATGAAATCCCAAGATTCTTAATCTTTTCTGCTAGTAATACCTTATCTACGTTTTCTCCCTTGTGCTTTATATTTTTAAATACAGTATATATTGATGAATGAACATCATTATAAAAATCATTTTCGGTTAAAAATACATCAATATCCGCAAAGAGATCTTGATGTTTAAGTAAGCCGCTTAGTACATGTCTTTCTACTTGTAAAGAGTAAATCATCCTTTATATATGATACCAAGCTAAAAATTAAAAGTCAAGTGTAATTTAAAGTATACCATGCGCCCTAACAGAGCCAAATAATTATCCAGATTACCTTAAGAGTATTCTTAAAGAGATAGATGCTGGAAGCGACGATGAATTAAAAGATTGCGCTTGCTCTTTAAAAACTCCAACTACAGATGAAGGATGCCCTATTACAGATTCAGATGGTAAAGTTGGACTTTTTCCAGGATGTCTTGTTATAGAAGATAATGGCCTCCAATTATTTACATTAAAAGAAATCATGGAAATCTATTGGAAAACGAAGAGTTTTACATTAAACGTTGATTTTAATTACGATGATGGTGAGTCTAAATCATTTACTATTAAAATGCCTTATGTTGGATCTACCAGTGGAAAGGAAAAAGTTTGTCCTAATGCTGTTTACCAGAAGATTGGAGGAGTTCCTGGGCTTGGTGGTTATGTAGAGGTATATCCAAATCCAAGAAAGAAAAATGAAGAGGAAAACCTTTATTCTTTGGACATTGCAGTATTTGTTCAATTTTCATGGGAAGTAGACACTCCAACTCCAGACCCTCTTTATGCGATAAGTCGATGGTTTACTGGTGGTCCTAACCAAGGAACTTTTAACGGAAAAAATATAAATTATGATGGTGGTTTTGATGAACAAAGACATACGATGGGAAGCTCAACATTCAAATTAACTGCTAATTTTTAAAAATCAAGTGTAATTTAAAGTATGCCATGCGCCCTAACAGAGCCAAATAATTATCCAGATTACCTTAAGAGTATTCTTAAAGAGATAGATGCTGGAAGCGACGATGAATTAAAAGATTGCGCTTGCTCTTTAAAAACTCCAACTACAGATGAAGGATGCCCTATTACAGATTCAGATGGTAAAGTTGGAGCATTTCCATTTTGTTGGGAATTTACAGAAGATACTTCTTTAGTGGGAGGTGGAACTCTTAATCCTATAAAATTATCATTAAAAGATGCTATGTGGCTATATTGGCAAAGTAAAGATTTTACCCAGACATTGAACCACATAGAAGTTGGAAGCTGCGGTAGCTGCTCTCCATTAGCAATTCATGATTATAAAAAGAATAAATATGAAAGGTATGTCAAGCAAGACAAAGAGCTTGTTTGTAAAAAGCAAAGATCATTAATTTATAATCTTAAACTCACGTATAAATATGCGTCAGGCAGTAGTCCGTCAGTTTGCCTTACGGACGTAAGTTTCTACGATCTTTTTTTAGCTGGTTTTTTCTTTAATATGTATCAAGATATTTGCGGTGTTAATCCTCCTGAAGTTCCAGTTTATCAATATTATATAAAAGAAGGAAATGATTACTATTTTTATCCATCATTTTTAATGCTTTATGGAACTTATAATACTACTTTTTCGTCTTATGAACAAACTTGTGTTAATACTGAATTAGTTGGTCAAGATAATATGTCAATAAAAATAGATAAAACTACAGTTTCTATACCTATGTATAAAAGATTTGATTCAACTGGCGGCTGTGTTACTGATGTTCCTGGAACTAGAAGCGCTTTAGTCATAACTTAAAAAATATAACATGAATCATTCTTTGTTTATTGAATATATTCTTCAAAATGAAGGAAAATTAACTGGTAGTTATGTGAGAGAATGGATTGGAAATGGAGAACCAATGGACCGTGGATGGAATGATGTTGATGTCATATGCGCAAAAGATAAAGAGGCCACCATAACAAGAGAAGTTTTAAATAAATTTCCAAATATAAAATTAGATTTTAGAGCTGGGTCAACACCATTTTATAGCTCTAAATATTCAGCTAATCTTTTTCGTTATGATGGAGAGTTTAAAATTATGCCACCATATGAAAAATATCAAGAAGAATTTTTAAGTTTAACTAAAAATAAAATATGTAAATTTTTAAATACAAATGATATTGGTAGGAATTTAAGCGTTGAGAAAAGTTTAATAAATAAAGGTTGGAAACTAATCATCTTAAATAAAACTTACGATTTAGATAATTATAAATTTATTTAATCTTTATCTTCTTCACCAAAATCTTTATCATCTTGATTGGTTCTTGCTATTTGATCTGTTGTGGCTTCTAAATTTAGTTGATCTACGCTTTGACTCCAAGTATTTACATAATACAAAAGAGCCATAGCGTTTATTTGATTATCGAATTTTGTATATACTTGGGGTTCGCCTTTACTTGAGAAATTAAAAAGAATATATCCGCCGAAGCTACATTCATCAATTTGCTTGAGCAAAGAGTCTGGTATTTTAAAAGTTTTATTTTTACTTGCCACTAGCAAGTTTTACACTTAAATGATTAATATTCCAGTTTTTTCTTCTATATACTGTGGCGATAAATTTTTTAAATCACTTTCGTATAATTCAAGAAATTTAAATTCATTAAGCTCCAGCCATTTTTCTTTTTTAACGTCTCTTTTTATGCTCTGAAGATATTTGAGTCTAGAATGATCATGAAAAAATTCATTGAAGGATTCATGTTGATTACCTTGTATCTCAACTGCTATTCTTTTTGTTGCATTTAATATATCGACTTTAAGCATGCTTCCATATACTGGAAACTCTTCATATACAATATGATTTTTCCAATAGGGATAAAAGAATTGTTTGAATTTAAATTGAAGTTTACTGCGGCTTTTAGCCTCCCAATCTATGAGATTCTTTCTTACGTTTTTATTAACGAGTTTACCGTTAATATTTAATAATCTCATGACGCTAGAGTATTAATAAATTTGGTGTAAAAATAATCTACGATTGGTTTATTTTCTTCAAGATAGGATCTCAAATTGTCTATTCCTTGATGTTGCTTCTTAAGCTCTAGATTTACCTTTTTAAGTTCTTCAATAATTTCATCAGAAAAAGTAACCCATGCTCCTTTTGCGGTCGCAAATTCCCAACTTAGGATTTGATCAATAATCTCATATTCTCTCCAAACAGAAGAACCATCTTTACGGCCATATTTTATTGGATATTGAACCTTGGAATTCGTTGTTTCGTTTGTGGATTTTTTAATAGTAATTTTAACATTATGACCAATTATTTTGTTTTTAATTGGGTCGTATTTTTCATTTGGTTTTTCGAAAATCATATCTTTATTGAATTTGGGTTCGAATTCAAGAATCCAATTAGCGAAATGCAATAGCGCATTTCCACCAGTTGCAGTAGTTTGACGAATATCCTTATTTGCTGCGTAAGGATCGAGCTTGATGTCAGATCGAACTTGACTAATAAAGATTGCCATGTGGCCACGTTTAGAAAGTGCAAGAGAAATCTTCTTCATCAACATTGAAGAGATAACTGCTCCACCTGCAACCTTTGTTGCTTCGGTCATACTCTTTTGAGAATCGCCTTTTGTCATCAAGCCGTCAACTGAATCAAGAATAAAGATATATCTCTTATTCTCATCATTTGATTGAATAAGATCTTTCATTAATTCTGAAACGGTTTCAAAAATATTGCATTCAAATACGAAGCAAGTTCCATCAACCCATTCTTTAGCGTCAGTCACAAACTTAATACCAGAACGATCTTTAATCTCTTTGCTTAATCTTCCTTCTGCTTTAAAGAGTAAAGCTCTAGAATTATCTACAGTTTTAAGAAAGTTCTTTGTAACTTCTAGTGCTTCTGAAGTTTTACCACCTTCATTCATACCAATAAATCTATGCAAACCTGGACATAAACCACCGCTTGTGGCGATATCCAGGTTTAAACTACCAGTAGATACTTTGTAATATACTTCATCCTCAAAGTTATAATGATCTTCTTTATTTTCTTTTAAAAATGATAATAGTCTATCTGATGCACTTGGACCAGATGATTCAATAATTTCTTCTTTAGATTTTTTTGCCATATCTTATAAATTCTATCAAACTTTTGGGCTTTTTGCAAATCTTTTTATCATCTTGGACTTTATTTTCTTCTAGTTTTACTGTTTCTGTATTTAAATTTAAATTAAAACTTTCATATTCTTTTAAAATAAAAGCTTTTCCCTCTGGCTTAAGAAACCAAGCTAATGAAGGTGGTGGACTTCCTAATTCTTTAAGATTATCCCAAAAATCAAAAGAATTAAACCTTTTAACTAATCTTTGAGCGATTTTAATCTCTCTTGGCCAATTAATATTTCCTTTAATAAATTTCTTAACGATTAATTGACAAAGTTTATGATTTGAGATTTTCAATATCCCAGTTTACCATCTTTTCTATTAATTTGTCAAATGAAATTTTTGGTTGCCAGTTTAGCTCTTTTCTAGCTTTATCCGAATTACCAAGAAGAAGCTCCACTTCTGCTGGTCTATAAAATTTAGGATTAATTTGAATTAATACCTTTTTATCCTCAGAGACATATACTTCATGTTCTTTTTCTCCAATCCATTCGCCATTAATTCCAGCATAAGCAAAAGCTTTTTCTGCAAACTCTTTAATTGTATGCGTCTCATTCGATGAAAAAACATATTCTTTCGCATTTCCATCGTAATTACTATTATATTTATCTTGATTTAACATCATCCAAACACCTTCTATAAAATCCTCAGCATAACTCCAATCTCTTTTCGCTTCAATATTGCCTAATTCTAATGGACTAAAGGGTTCATTATTTTTAATTGCATGGTAAATTCTTGCTACATTTTTAGTGATTTTGCGAGTTACGAATTCCTCGCCTCTTCTTGGACTATTGTGGACCCAAGAAAATCCAATTCCAGCAGAAAATGTTCCCGACTTTGTTTCAAGATCAAATAACCATCCAGAATATTGTAATTTTGATATTTTAGTTACTTCATTTTGACTTTTTATTAAATGTTTTCCTTTATTAGATATATTTTTATTATTTGAATTTATATTAATTTTAAAATAAAGCCTATCTCCTCTTTCTTCTGGACATAATGTAAATCTAAATTTTAGTAAACTCAATAAATAGCATAAGCCAGAAGCAAGCGTATAGGATGAGGTCGTAAAACCTTGGAATTCAGTTTTTTGATTACTAGCTTTTAATCCATCTCCATCGTTATATGCTTTTAAATAAATTTGAATTGTTTTTAGGTTTGAATTTAAAATTTTAATTGGAATTCTTTTATCGCCCGTTTCAGTATAAAGATTTTTTCTTAATAGTTTTAAATAATTTGAATCTCCGCATAAATTTATATTTTTTATATCTTTTCTATTCGTGAATCCGCTTTGGCTGTAATATTCAGATGTATATCCAGAGGATAGTTTGCTCCACAAAAACTTTACTCTTTCGCATAAATCATTATCTTTATTAGTAAATTTGCCACGACCATCTTCGCTAATGTATCCCTCCGCAGTCATTAATCCTAAAAGTTCAGCCTCTTCATCTAAAACAATAGATATGTTATTTTTTTCTGGTAGTGGTTTAAGTTCTAGTTCATTATTGACAGATAAATCTTTGGTTTTAATTTGCATTCCGCCTTTTATAAAAGATATATGATCTGCCGTTGCTTCGTAAAATCCAGCGCGACACATTATTCTATGTATATCTTTATCATTATTTTCATCATTCCATGTGGCCGTTCTTGTTAAAATTTCGCTCCACGTTCCGCCATCCCATATTAAATAATTACAATTATCCGTGGAGATATATTTTTTACCTTTTAAATGGTTTCTTCTATGAGGAACAATCTCGCTAATTGGTAGAATATTTATCAATCCAGAATCTTTATATTTTATAATAATTGGGGTTTTTTCAGTCAAACACTCGTGATTAAAAAGATACCCTTGTACGGCATATAATCCATAAGACTCTCTGTATACCTTAACTAATTGTCTAGAAGCAGCTTTGCTCGCTCCATATGGACTCCTTGGCTTTAATGGATGATTCTCGTCTTGAGGAGTATATTGTACATTTCCAAATTCTTCGCTTGAACCAGCTTGATAAAGTCTACAAGATGGCTTGTAAAGCCTTATTGCTTCTAAAATATCAAGCACAGCGGTAGAATTAGTTTGCCAAGTTTGACGAGCAAAATCCCAGCTGCTCGCAACAAAACTTTGAGCAGCAAAGTTAATAAAATAATCTGGTTGCAATTTTTCTACAGTTCTTGATATAGCATGAGAATCGGTTAAATCAAAATTAATAAGATGAAATCTATCAGACTTGATATGCTTAATATTTTCATGATTATATACGCTTAATCTTCTTACTCCACCAAAAATAAGATAATCTGTATTTTTAAGTAAAAAATCAACCATATGACTTCCATCCTGACCAGTTACGCCAGTTATTACTACTGTTTTTCTTCCATTAATTATTCTACTAGCATCTTCAATATTGAGGATATTAGAAGTGTCTATCTTTTTACCATAATAGGTTTCTTGAAAATTCAAACTCATATTGTTATATTATAACAAATTTTTATAAAAATCAATTGTTTGTTTTAGTCCGTGTTTAAAAGATGTGATTGGATACCAATTTAATTCTTTGTTTATTTTGTTATTATCTATTGCATATCTAAAATCATGTCCTTTACGATCTTCTACAAAAGACATATGATCTTGAGGATTAACATTTAATACTTCACAAATATCATTAATAATCTCTAGATTTGTTTTTTCGCAATCTCCACCTATATTATATGTTTCGCCAATTTTACCATTATTTAGTATAGACCATACTGCTTCACAATGATCATCAACAAATATCCAATCTCTTATATTTTTTCCATTCCCATAAACAGGTATTTTTTTATTATTTAATATAGAATTGATAACAACTGGTATGAATTTTTCATTATGTTGATTTGGTCCATAGTTGTTTGAGCAATTAGAAATTGTGATTAAAATTTTAAAAGTATGATGATAAGCTCTAACTAGCATATCGCTCGAAGCTTTTGATGCAGAGTATGGAGAATTTGGTGCATATGGCGTTTTTTCTGTGAATTTACCTTCTTCACCTAAACTGCCATAAACTTCATCAGTAGAAATATGATGAAATCTAATCTCTGGAAAATCTCTAATAATCTCTAATAGGTTGAATGTCCCGAATATATTTGATTGAATGAATCGCCTTGGGTCAGATATTGAATTATCTACATGAGATTCTGCGGCAAAATGGACTATGTGGGTTATATTATTTTCTTTTAATATGTTTTTAAATTTTTTAATTTCTATAGAGTTATTTAACATCTCCAACCAAAAATCCTCAAATTTATATTTTATATTATTTTGAAAAGATTTTGTATTATTTAAGTTTGCTGCTCCATGATATTTACTTTTTGTATCTATGTTTATGATGGAATGGACTTCTTTTTTATTAATTATATACTTAATAAAATTAGAGCCAATAAAACCAAGGCCACCTGTCACTATTATATTCATTTAATTAAATTTAAAAATTCTTTTTTATTTAAAATATAATCTTTTTCATCATATATTGTTGAGCAAATAGAAATCATTATATCGCTGCCAGTTAAAAATTTTTGTGAATCCCATACCATTTGTGGTATATGAACAAATTCTCCTTGTTTAATTAAGGTTTTTTCTTTTTTATTTCCATAATCTAGATTTACTTGTATTTTACCTTTAACACATATTAAAAATTGTTGAGTTTTGAAATGCGCATGATTTCCTCTAACTGTATTTTTTGGTACGTCTCTTACTATAAAAACTCTCTTGGGGCTAAACGGTAATCTTTTAAAGTCAATAGGCAGCAGATACCCTCCTCTTTCGTCTGTAAAAGTATTATAAATCTCTATATTCATTGACCTTTTTAATTATATAATTTAAATTAGTTTTTGTCAACTTATAATGAAAGGGTATGCTTACTGTTTTTTTAGAGATTCTTTCTGAATTAGGGCATTTTTGATCATTTTTTGAATATATTGGATTTAAATTTTGAGCTTCATAATGAAGTCCACAAGTGATTTCATTTTTTTTCATCGCTTCTATGAAATTTTTATTATTATTTACTTCTATTCTATAAAGATGATCGCTTGTATTATTCAAATTAAATTTTTTATTGTAAAAATCTCTAATATTTTTTAATTTACTTTTTGTTAAATCAAATTTATCAAAATTTCTGAGCACAATTTCTGCTTGTATTGAATTCATATACATTTTATATCCTGGAAATTTAACTTGTCTTTCCCAATTATTTTCTGCATAAGACATCCCATTCATTACAGCTTCTTTTAGCCAGCGAATTTTATCATAATCGTCAGAAACAATCATGCCTCCATCAATTCCTCCTATTGGTTTAGTTGGATAAAAACTAAAAAACATTACATCATTAGGATTTGCTTCATTTTTGAATTGATTTTTTTCTACTTTTTGTGCGGAATCAATTATTTTATAGTCTTTAAATTCGTGTAGTATATAGGAATTTCCTATCCATTCTGTATTATCAGTAAATTTTATAGAATTTCCAGATGTTATTAATGCATTTAATACTACTGGAGGTATCATACTTGGAACTTTTACTTGTATTTTTTTATTTAAAAATAATAAGAATATAGCATTTGTGGCACTATTTATCGAACATGCATATTTTGCACCTACATATTTGGCGATAGAATTTTCTAATTCTACGACATTTTTATCATGTAGATGATTTTTAAATTTAGAAAAATCTATTTTATAGTTATTTAAATTAAATAATTTGATCATATGTATAATATTCAAAGTTTTTATTTTTAATTAATAAAGAGTCTATTTGTTCTTTTGAGCTAATCCAATCGTCCTTTACTCCTAAATCGCAATATATATATCTATCTTCATTTATTAAAAGATTCACATCTTTTCTTTCACCTTTTGGATGCCAGAATCCAGTCATTGGAAAATATTATTTCCTAGTCTTCCAGCGTAATTTACAGAAATCATTTTATCGAAAATTTAGCCATCGTACCAACTTGATCTATTAAATTTAAAAAATTTAAAGCTGGTTTATATTCTTCTCTATTAAAATCATGTATAAATACTATAGTATCTTGTCTGCCAATTTTTGAACATATTGAAGCGCAGAATATTCTGGCTCTTCCATCTATCAAAATTATATCGTATGGTCCATATGGAATTGGATAGTCTATATAATCTTTAAATTCTTGATATGTTCCACAATCTCCTCCTTCAGTATATGGTAAATTAGGTGTTCTTAATACGATTTTAGCATTAGATGGTAGATCATTTTTAATTTTAAAAAACCAATTCTCTTGATGTTCTATAGATAAAATTTCTTTGCATCTTTGAGCTATTTCAAATGTTGACTCTCCAGATCCATACTCTAGAACCTTATGAGTTTTATTTATATGATTTAAGAAAAAGGAAGATTCTTGATTTGTACTAAACATATTCTTTTAATTGTTTGTTAAATTTTAATTTTAAATTTTCTAAATTTTTTAAAATTGCTTCTGGATGAGTTCCTTCGAATTTAGAAGTCCCACAAAAACCTCTTACATTCGGTTTAAATTCATGTACTCCTTCGTATTTTTCTTCAATATTTTTTCTTTGATTTTCATCGCCAGTAACCCAAGGTAAATATACTTGATTAAAATAATCATCTATACAATTTTCTTTACTAATATCACTTTTATAATAACCTACTTTATTAAAAACTTGCTTTGGGAATACATAAGAATAATGATACATTTGAATGCCAAAATTATTCCATAACGTTTCTGAATCTATATGCATCCAATTTATATTAGCATCATCTGGATATCTTATTGTTGGTGGTCTATGTTTTTCCCATGAGCAACCTGGAGTTACTCTAAATATTCTTAAAAAATTATCTTTACCCAATTCGAATCCATTTAGATAATGATCAAATCCGCCATAAAAAGAACAACTTCTAACTGCCATTCTAGCAGGTTTATATTCTTCTAAAATTTTAATTATTTTTTTAAGATCCTCGGTTTTATAAACTTCATCTGAATCTAAGTTAAAAAGATAATCTATATCTGGTCTTAAATTCTTCATATAAGCTTGACATTGTTCGTCTTTTTCTGAGTATTGACCATGAGTTATTGTAATTTTTTTATCTGGATCTGGAAATGTATTTAAAATATGATTAGTTTCATCTTGTGAAGTTGTTTTGCCCATCCTTTGCCAATATGAAACTGGTCCTTCTGCAATTAAAATTTGTTCAGCAAATGGATAAACTTGCTCTAAACATTCTTTTAGAACGTAATCACTTTCAAAAACTATCATGCCAAATGCTAATTTCATTTTTTTCTTTCTAGTAAAATTGAACTACCAAGATCTTCTGGCATATCAATTTTGTATATTAAATTAAATTCTTTAGTTATATTCTCAAAATCCTTAAAGTTTATGATTGATCTAGATGTTTCTAGGTTTCCATATGTGCCATATTTTACAGTATTGGTTGGTTCATTTGAGAAAATTTGTCTATGTATTATAAAATATCTATCAATATTATTTAATATTTTAATTAATATTTCTACTGGAGTATCCATTTCAGATAAGAAGCTATTACAAACAATTAAATCATTGTTTTTCAAAAAAGAAAAGTCTGAGTTATATGCATCAAAATACCCATATTTTAACTGTGGATTTACTGTTTTTGCTACATTTTCTATTATATGCTCCAAATCAAATCCTGTATATTCATATTTATTTTGGTATACTCTACCTAATTCTGCTGCACCACATCCTAAGTCTAGCAAAGTTTTAATATGTATTTTTTGAACTAATGTATCTAGATATTTAAAATGACCAGAATGCTCTAATCTAGCCCATCCATTTAATCCTAATGCTCCTCTTATCATTTCAGAGCAGAGTATATCCTTATTGTACCATGCGGATTTCATTTCTTTATTCATTTTGAGTTTGGATATGGGCAAATATGTTCTTCTATTATACTATATTTATTTCTTATTTCAAGTATTTTATCATAGTAATCTTGATAAATATCATGCACATATTTATTTAAAGTTTCTGGATTCCATTCGCCTTTATATGCAGAATACCATTTCTCATTCTTTATATTAAAATGCGAAAAATGATTGAATAAAATTCTTTGTTTTGCATTATTAAATTTATAAATTACGTCTCGTTCATTTAAAAATGTATAATTCTCAAAATTCCATGGAGCTCCATGAGCAATATTACCTTCAACTACATGAATATTGTGTTTTCCAAAAAGCGGCTCAAAAAGCTCCAAGTATTTCTGGTCTCCACAAGTTCCATGTGATTGAGCAAATTGATTAGCGCAATCAAACATTAAATCTCTCCAGAATCTAGATATTAATATTCCTAAATTTGATTTTTTAAAATAAATAATACCAACATTATAAATTCCAACTCTCGATTCGTATTTATAAAATGCCGATTCATTTTTATGAGTTACTATAGCGCAATCTTTTTCTTTTATTTCTTCTTTTAAAGTATTCAAATTTTCATAAAAGATTAAATCAGAGTCGCAATATAAAACTGATTCTTTACTATATTTTTCTAATATATAATTTGTAAAATATGGAGTTAAGGAATAACAATAATACGCATGATCACCTAAATCATACCAATCTCCTAATTCTGATTTTATATTTCTATTTTTTATTTTTAATAAATTTTGATCTTCTTTCTCTAAATCTTGTAATGAATAAGCTTTAATTTCTTTTATTTTATTGCAAATGTCAAAAGTCTTATCGTCAAGGCATAATACATGAATTTCTAATTCAGGATCATGTTTTAATAATGATTCTATCATTACTAAGCCTTTATCTAGATAGTTGTAATCAAATAGTGTGCAAATTGTCATAGTTTTTAATAGAGTTTTCCATGCTATAATATATATTAGGTAGCTCTAAATTTAGTTTTTTAATTTTTTTTGTAGAAAGAGCGCAATTACTTCTTAAAACTTTAAAATTCATTTGATTTTGATCTAAAAATTTCCAATTCTTATTTTGCAAATTATACTTTTTGAGTATTTCTACGATTTCTTTGGCCGTAGCATAACCTTGATTAGTAACATTATAAATTCCATATTCTGGTTTATTTTGCAAATTTATAAATTTATAAATAAATTCATTAAGATCATCAATATTAGTTAAACTGTTTTTATAGCTGATTAAATTATCATATTTTAATATTTTGTCTATATAGTTACGTTCAGAAGATTTATATGAAAATGGCATCCTTATTCTAAAAATATATGAGTTACTATTTTTTAATGATAGTTCGCATGCATGTTTAGTTTTACTATAAAAGCTACTATTTTGATTGTAAATTCCAAAATTTGGTTCGTCTTCTTCTGTATAATCTTTTTCATATCCACTATAAACACATCCGCTACTAATATGAATAATTGGTATGTCCCAGAGAGAAGCTATTTCTGTTAAAATAATAGGTAATTTTACATTATATTTCCAACAAGTTTCTTTATCGTTTTCACATCCTTCTACGTTTGGTCTTCCAGTATATCCAGCGCAGTTTATAATATAGTCTATTTTGATGGATTGATTTTGTTGGAGGTACTTATTTAAAGTATTAAAATCTAAATAATTTAAATCTTTTTTAGAATAAATATTTGATTTTATGTCTGATTTTGAAATAAGATAGTCCGAGAGACTTGATCCAATATAACCTTTACCCAGTAATAAAATATTTTTCATATATATAGTCTTCTATTGATTTGAATTCCAAGCATTTATTAAAATTATATTTAACTGCTTCTATTCTAGAATTGTAATCATTTTGTGATAATTTATCAATAATATTATTAAATTCTTCTAAAGAAGAAAATTGAAGTATTCCATTTTTATCAAAAATACAATTTATATTTCTTGCGCCAAGATATATTGGAATTGTACCAGTAGCAAAACAGTTTAATATTTTTTCTGTAAAATATAGGTCATCTATAAAATTTTCAATAACAATTGAAAACATATAATCTTTTAATGTCCTATAAATAGGTATCCAACCTTGATCAATATTTCCTCCTGTAGCAAAAAATTTATCAATTTTATTGTTATTTTTTATTGATTCCATTATTTTTAATCTTGTTAAATGTAGATTGCACATTTGTTTGTTTGAGGATACCATTGAGCATAATTTATTTTTATCATGAATAGCGATTTTTCCTTCTCCATGTGGCAAATCATCTCTACCTTCTATCCATATTCCACCTCCTGGAATCCATTTACAATTTTCATATTTATTTAATAAATCTGAACTATGAGTAAAAACTTTATTAAATTTAGGTATTATTTGTTCTATTGATTGGTAGCAGATTGACTCTACTCCTTGGGATTCAAAAACCCATCCATATGATAATTCTTTTTCGCTTCTAATTTTATCTATATCAAACATCTTCATATGAGAATAAAAAGTTGGAGAATTAAGATTATTTAAAGATCTATCCCATTCTATATGCTTAGAATCTCTGGCCGCTACTGAATATTTATCGTGAGCAAAGTGTCCATCTATAAGATTAAAAATTTTTTTCATTTATTTTTTAAAAAATGCATCACCCCAAGTTTCTCCAGCCCAACAAACTTCTTCTAGTTCGAACCCAAACTCTTTTAAGAAATCGCATAAATCTTTAATATGCGGGCATCCTTCATAAACTTCTGCTCGATTCACTTCTGAGACTATATAATTTATATTATTTAATGTATTTTTAGCGCCTTTGAATACTTCTAGTTCGTAACCTTGAACATCAATATTTATAAAATTATAATTATTTTTATTAAATTCAAAATCATCTAATTTCATCATCTCTACTTCTTCTTTGTCTGTAAAATGAATCCATGGATATTGTTGTAAATGAATTTTAGGATTAAGTATTGAACTAGATTGGCCTTGATTATTTTTTTCTACATTCATTTGTACTTTTTTATTCTCATTTCCTAGAGCTTTATTTATAACTAAGGCTTCATCTTTTACTTTATTTTTTAATATTTCAAATGAAGATTTCATTGGCTCGAAGTAAATAATATTTTGAATATTATGCTTTTTGTATGACTCATGTTCTTCGCCATGATGACCACCAATATGCATTACTCCATTGATTTTGCAATTATATTTATTAATTAAATTTTCTAGAGATAAAAGCATATTAGACGATACTCCAATTTTGTGGAATTAGATCATCTATATTCCATTGACCATTATAAGCTGGTCCCATCCAATTTGATGGTGCAACTACTTTGTTGTTATTTTTATTAAGCCAAGCAGCCCACCAAGCAAAACTACTGTTTGCAAGAATATTGTTTTGGCAGATGGACATTAAATACATATCTTCAAATGCGTGATTATTTTCTATATAAATAAAATTAATATTATTAAATTGTTGGAAAATTTCTTTGGCTTTAGGCATTGTATCAGAGAATACTAGGTAATTCTCTGAATTGATTATATCAAAAGCTTTTGCGTAATAGTCTTTATTCATTACTGGATGATATTGTTGTCTATGAGCATAATCACCACATCTTAAATGAACAGAAGAAAATTTACTAAAATCTATATTATGTTTATTATATACAGAGTTTTTTATCTCATTTTTAAAAGTTAATTGTCTTTTTAAGTCATTTTCAAAGATATTAAAATATTTATAAGATTGAAAATATCCTTCTAAATTAGTAAAGTCTGGTATTGTAAATATATTTTTATTGTAAAAATTATAAGACCAATTGGCGGTATATTTTATTTGCTTCAAATCTTCTTCTGTAAGAATATTCGCTGATATATTATCAAAACAATTTAAAAAATAGTGCTGTATTCTAAATGTACCTTCATCAAAATGTTCTTCTGTTTTTGGAATTTTAACTTCATACCCATTTAATTTACCAATAGAATACAAGGTAGCATATTGAAAAAGTTGATTTCCAATTGCGCCATATTTACCTAATTGAGAAAATGTTATCATGATGGTTTTAATTTATTAAATTCAGTAACGAAATGCTTATCTAATCTTGTGATTACTAGATTATTATCAGAAAAACATTCTTTTTGTGTTGCTAATATTTCATTTGTAGAAAATGATTTTCCTCTTGGTAAAATGTGTCGCATTAGCCATCCATCTACGCTTTCATTTCTTTGGAGCCAAGGTATAATCTCTTGTCCTGCTGGAATATTTGAGCTAATAATTTCAGCTGCTTCTCTGCTATATGCTTGAGCATGAGCACATAGCGCTACATTAACTTTTAATAAATTTTCACTAACTCTTTCTAGTGGAATGTCATTTGGTCTGGAAATATCAAATCCATATCCAACATGCATACCTAGATAAAATATATCCCAAGAATTTTGTTTTTTAAGATCTTCTAAAGATAATGATAATTGATTATTTACATCATTAAGAAATTCAACATCATCCTCAAAAATTAAAGCATTATTTAAGTTACGCTCTTTAATTAAATTGATTGCTGCTCTATGAGACGCAAAACATCCAGCTGAACGAATATTTACATTAGGATGTGATCCTTCGAATTTTATGGCATCAAATCTTTCTACTCTTTTATGGATACCTAGTTTTTCGAATTGTTCTAGACACATTTTCCACTTATCCGTACGATAAGCTAAATTAATGCAATAAATTTCTTCAAAAAAATCAAAAGGATTACTCATTTTATATACCTTAAATTTTGGAAATCTCCATTGAAGTCCAGCTCTAATACTTTAGGATGTAATTGACATCTCGCTGATGATTTATGCCATCCGCCTTGTTTTGCTGTTATGAAATTTAAATCAGTAAATGTTGCGTATTTAAAATCTAGAATAGTGATTGGTTCTTGAGAAAATGGACTTTGTCTATTCTTAATGCTTTCGTCAATTAGTTGTTGGGCTGCTTGTTCTGTTTTCCATTGAGAATCTAAATTACCATCATAAGTTGAAACTACTTTTTGACTTACCGACTTTGCTCCGCCCATATAAGAATAATGCCATCCACCATTCTCTATTCTTGGCATAAAATCTTTATCTCGTCTTAAAAGTTGAAATCCCATTCCAAAGCATAGAGTATTTAAATGTTTTAATCCTTCGTATTTACAAGCTACAGTTCCAGTTACATTTTTGTTTGTATAAAAATCAATATAATGAACAAAAAACATTTGATTTAATGCAACGATTGGATTTTTTACCATCTGTTGAAAAACATTTTTATTAGGGATTTCATCACAATCAGAGATCATTATCGTATCTGAATTATCTAAATTTAATGTTTCAATTTGCTCAAAGAGTCTAATTCTTTGTTCATGCTCTTTAGCTCCAATTTTTGCATCTGGAAAAAACTTTGGCATTAAAACGTCAAATCTTCCATCTAGCTCTATCGCTGAGTAAAAAATCTTATCTTTAAATTCTTGCAATCTATCATCTTTCCAAAAAGATAGCTGCTTCTCTTGTCCTTGATGCGTTTTCGTAGCTTCATTAATTACAAAATAATCTACAGCATTATATAATTCTTTAATCCTTAAATATGCAATATCCTTTTCATTAAAATACATGAAACAATCTACTAACTTCATTCTAGTGTCCATTCTTCTGATGAATCAATTTGCTCTACTGAATGATTCAAGATATTCAACCTATAAAATCTCCTTATCAATCTTTCGTTGTTAATAAAGAATTTCATTTTTTCATCAATTGCATTATTTCTCCAATATTCTTTTAATGAGTCTAGGTTAAACTTTATTCCTAAATCTTGACAATACCTTCTAAATGTTTGTCTGATTTCTTCTTGTTGTTGATATCTTTCTGGAGTTTTACCGTTATCGTAATAATGAAGAACGCAATGATTAGATCTTCCGTAAACAAAGTAATATTTCATATCACTATCAATATAATGCTTTCTTTGAGATGGCCTTTCTTCCCATGCGAATAATTGTTGATTTTTACCGTAATATTCATAAAGATCAAGATATCCTGGTTTCATTCCTTGTAAACCCCAATGAGGACTTCCTTGAAATATCATATCATCAAAATATTTAACAAGAAAAGCTTTTTGTCTGTCAACGCAACTATTTACTTTGTTCTTTTCTAAGAAATTTTCTATAAAATTACGTAAATTCTTAACCCAATCTATATCTAGCCTTTCGCAACTATCCCGAATAATAAACCAATCGCCATTTTGCATTACATTTGCTCTTAAAAAACCATTCATTTGAAGGTCATGGTCGTTAGACCATTCTCTATTTATAACCTTTCCTTGACCTTTTCTTGCATTTAATATATCTAATGTATCATCTGTTGATCCACCATCTACAAAAATTAAACCATCAAAATATTGATATATATCTTTTGTCATATCATCAATATTCTGCTTCTCATTTTGAGTTATTCCGCAGAGCCAGATTTTCACTATGTGAAATTATACTAGATTATTAAGAAAATGTCCAAGCTTTTCGGTTTCTTTTTGATTATCTATGATTTGACGAATAACATTAGCCGTAGTATGTTGAAGAAAATATCTATATTCTTTACTATCGTATAATGCTTTTAATTTTGCTATATATTCGTGCTGACTTTCAAAAAATAAAGCTGTTACATTTTCAATGCTCCAATTCATTAAACTTTTGTTTTGTGCCATTTGCCGATGCATTAATACTGGTTTTCCACAAGCCATGCTTTCAATTACTGATATTCCATATCCTTCAAGATGTTTAATATGTTGAGTTGCAATACTTGATTTTAAAGTTTTTGTTAATTCTTCTTGAGAACTATTTGTATGGTAATGGTAGTCTATATATGGAGTAATTTGTTGTAATGTTTTACTCATGTTGTATTCTTGATTAAAATTCTTTTCGTATTCTGAAATATAAATTCCAACTATATTTCCATCTGTTGGTCCATCAAAAGTGCATCTATCATAGTCTACCCAAGGCTTGTAGTAAAGATGATTTACTTTGTACTTATTAGCGAGAGCATAACCAACATAATCTGCACAAAGATAATTTTTAATAATATAAAATGGATAAGCTCCGTCCCAATAATCATTGCCACTATAGCAAGCTAGTTTGCTTTTTTCTTTTAAGTGAGGCCAAATTTCATTTAATATTTCAAATTGAGTTTCAAAGCTTGTGATAAATATTATTTCTGGTTTAAGATCTAATATTTGTTGTTTGTTTAAGACTTTTACATTTTTCGTAGTAAATTCTAGGTCAGCTTTTTCTTGAGTCCAAGTATTATTCCATGCCCATTGATTAAATTGTTTTGGTGGTAAATTTGTTGGTATATACTCATTGCTTGGTAGTATGAGATTATGACCAAGCAAGGAAAATGCTTTTGCTATATTTTTAGTTAAATTTTTATGAATGTCGGGCCAAAGAATGTTCAATAACTTATTATAGAGTAAAGATTAATTTTTTTCTTATTTTTTTGTTATTTGTATGTTTTCTTTAGGAACATTCTCTTCTATAGGAGAACATTTAATATCTATATCTGCTTCGTTTATAATATTGTGGTTTGACATTTTATTGATTAATTTTTTGTTTATTTTTTATTGAGAAAACTTTCCATTTTGTGGTTCGTTATCCTCATTTGCGGGTGTTATTTTAAATTGCAGAAATCCTACGGATTCTGGATTCTGCCACCCTTCGTTATTATCAGATTTAAAACCCTCTCCTTCGTTAGCTCCAATTGTTGATATTGGATTTGGTGTTTCCGTGGCCGAACCTTTAAATATAAAAGAAGTATTTCCTTTTGTTGTATCACCTGAATCTATGCTAGTGTCGGCTTCAAGATCTGATTTCGGTGTGGAAGTTTTTGGTATATTACCCTCTGGAACAGGGGTTATTACCTCACCAATCTTATCTATTAAATCTGGTGGTACTGTTTTATTATTATCAGCTACTATATCTTTTACAACATTTTTAGCCTCTTCGACTTTCGCCCCAAATGTATTTAGCATATTTCTTGTGTCTGGATCAACATCTCTTCCTGATCCTGCTATCTCTGTGAGATTTTTAACGACGTTTACGAGGCCAGTTGCGTCTGTTTTTACTTCTGTGGCTTTGGTGTCAGCTTCAGTTGCTGTGTTACTAGCTTCTGCTGATTTATTTACTGCCGCAGTCATTGATGATTGAGCGGCTGGAAGGTTAGCTGGGACAGTACCAAGATTTTCTATGACGGTATCTAAGTGTTGTATGGTTTGACCAATCTGAGTTACTGCCTTGCTTATGTTCCCCTCGTTTGTGTTAGAAGTTACGGGATTAGATCCTGAGCCTGTTGATAGAATGGTTTGTTCGGTCTGTGCAGCAATTGCTGCAGTATTTGCCTGCTCAGCCGCGGCCTTAACAGATGCCAGTTGTTGGGCCACAGCAGCAGCGGTCTCAGGGGTAGCGCCTGCAACAGCTCCAGCAGCATCGGCTATCTTGTCTGCAGCTACCTCCGCGTCATCTTTTAATTTTTCAGTTTTGTCCTTAACTTTGTCAGCGTTATCCTCAGCTAGCTCTACCGCAGCTAAGCTGCTTGAATCATTGGGTTTGTGCCAAGACATCCAGACCTGATGCAGCCAACCTTGCATATTTTTAGCAATCTGTTGAAGAGCGTATCCAAGAGATGCTTTTCTTCCTCCTATAGTTACTGTGGTTTGGCCTATTTTACCGTCAGGACCAATAGCCATTTTATATCTAACGTAGATATCTTGTTTTGCTTGACCTCCACTCATATCTGCTTCGACTTCTACTCGAGTACTTCCGAATTGCGCACCTATACTCCAAGCTTTTTCTTCGCTGTTAAATTTAAATGGACCTCCACCGTTACTTGCCGCTCCTTGAAAACCAGCAAAAGCGCCATCTTTTAATAACTTTTCATAATCTCGTGTAGTTTGTAGCATGGTAGCAGGAGTGATTAACTTTTCATTGGTATCGAGATCTTCTATTTTCCCAAGAGCAGTAGTTGCGAAAAATCCTCTTGGAGTTGGCTCAGAGTATTGATCTGTGACTTCAAATAAAAAATTATCATCTGATAATTCTTTCTCTTCTCCTATGACAGCCAAAAATGCTTTACAGAATTTTTTTTCTGGTTTAGTTAGCGTGAGTCTGCTTTTGTCGTCTTCTAAAGTGCAACTTTTTAAAAATTTTGGTTTCACGCCTACATTTACTTTAACTGAGTAAGTTTTTTCAACTGAGTTTCCGCTCCAACCGCTATAAGATATTGCTTTTCTATTATGGTCAGTAATAAAATCATGATTAATGTAATCTTGAAATGTTGATTTTAAAAGATTTTCTGTCTTTATGCTATTTTTAATTACCTTTTCAAAAAAAGTTTTCCATTTTGACTTTGATAGTTCTGTATGGAACTCTGCTATTACTTTTTCTGCGAAACCTATTGTCATTTCTTCTTCTCCACCGCCTTGATCAAGCTCGTCGTTATAATAATTCTTTAATTCTTCTGCTGCATTTTTTCCTTCGGCTCCTTTATCAATACTTTCTATTGACATAAGGTTATACTCAACGTAGGTATCTCCGTTAGGGGTCAAAGCTAGAGTATCTTCGCTTCCGTCTTTAGCATAAATGTATTTAGCTTTAATCTTATAAGTAAGATTAATAGGAGTAAATACAAATGGGCTACTTGCTCCATTATAAGTAGAACAATTTGCACAGGACCCTGCGCTCTCAAGATTGGTATCTTTTGTACCGTCTCCGAATACTACAATTTTTTTATCTTCGGCCATAATATTATATACACATTTTTTAATGCTAAAATCTAATTCTTAAATAATTTATTAGATATTTAACTTGGACCCGAGAGGAATTGAACCTCTGTCTTTTAAAAATTTAAATTAAAATACTACAAGTTTAGTCGTTTTTGTTTTTAGCTTTATATAGATAAACAACAAACATACTTAGCGATTTTATTTTTAATATTGAGTATAAAAAGAATAAAAAAACTCTTTATAATCAAACATCTAATTACGCAATATCCCAATAGATGCTTCAAGGGTATCACGCTGTAACTTAAGCTACAGAAGCGGTCAGCTCAACAAGAGAAACTCTTGCTGAAATGTGACCTTTATATTTTGCTTTTTTGGCAGTTAATATAAGTGAAACTTTTTAAGGAGTCCACGATTCAACCTCCACTTGCATTTTAATTCGTATCTCTAAAATCGAAACCAGTACGGGCCCAATAAGAAAGAACTAACCTAGCTTACACATTATAAAGCTTTTAATAGTTTTTCACAATCTTTTTTATAAACAAAATTAAATTTAATCCTTGCGCCGTTAATATCTGAAACTAACTGAGGTACGGCTAGGCATGGATATTCATTTGGCTCGTCATAGATATTTTCGTTAGATACATTGTAATGTTTTATGCATTTATATGAGTAAACTGTCCATCTAGCTTTATTTTTTATCACTTCCATTTGTATTATAATAAATAAAATTTGACAAAAGATCAAGTTTAATATATTATAAGTCAACATAGTTCCCAAATAGGACAGTTTGTTGATGTCAAAAAATCAACTATCAATCCCTGAGATAGCAATGTCATAAGGGCTGACAACTATTAAAACCTTCATTTGTACATAATATGGCTAAAGAAGGGAATGTAGCTAAAGGCATCGCAGAATGTAGTGATCGAAGCTACCTCTGATCCATAAGTGCGATGGCCCGTTTGCTTCTGAGATCGAAGCAAAAATTGGAGTTAAAAGAAAAGTTGGATTGATAATACTTAACCTCAGATATATCTTATCTAGAGGTAAAGCCCTTTTGGATATTAAAGAAAAGTTAAATAATTCAGAGAGATATATTAAAACCAGACTTCATTATGTATAACTCTTAATACTTTAATCCAATCTTGTAGATGTTCTGATACTTGTATTTTGTCTGAATTTTTAAATCCATCTTTAGCTATATTGTAATAGATTTTCTCTGAAGGATAAGCTCTTCTTCTTTTATTTAAACTTTTATAAAAGAATCCTAAGAAAACTAATAATGATCTAGCTGTATCTTCATCTTTTTTGAGTTCAAAGAATGATTTATCTGTTACTGGATACTCTATTAAATCATAAAATTTATTACCAATACTCTCTGAAACATACTCTTTTTCTTCAAAAGAATATTTTAAATCTTTTGCATATTTAATAATTGTTATTTCTGCAAATACTGGAAAGCTTATATCTACTATTCCATTTATATTTGTTTCTGATATTTTATTTAATATTTCTGGTAAACAATCTGGATCTTGAATCAATAAAAAAGTTTTTTCTAAAGATAGTCCTAGTTTTTTAGCAAAAAAGTCTATATCTCTTTCTGATACTATCACTCATATAATTACATTTAAAATGTGTAATTTAGATTAATTATTATGTTTAAATATATACTTGGGTTATCAGCTTTACTATTAGCTTCTTGTGCTGCATTTTTTTCAGTCAAAGGAATAGCTTTATTATTTGCTGCTAGCTTTTATAGCGTAGCAATTATGTCTGGTAGTTTAGAGATAGCTAAATTAGTTACAGCTAGTTATCTTTATCGTTACTGGAAAGATATCAACAAAATTCTTAAAAATTATATGCTTTGTGCTATAATTCTATTGATGGGTATTACTAGTTTAGGCATATTTGGTTTTCTTTCTGACGCTTTTCAACGCAATTTTTCACAGTACTCTTTAAACTTAAACAAAATTCAAAGCTTAAAATCTCAGCAAAACTTCTACCTCTCTCAAATAGATTTCAATAAAAATAAATTAAAAGATCTCATAGAATTACAAAAGACATATCAAACATCTTTAGATAATGCTGTCAAACAAGATGTTACTACAACTAAAACTATAGATGGAGGATTCTTTAGTTCAGCTAAAACTGAAAAAGTAACAGATATTAAATTAGTAGAAAGCAAAAATAAAATAGTCGAAGGATCTCAAAGCAACATTAATAATTTATTCTCTCAAATATCTACAGTAACTTCTGATCTTCAAAATTTAGAAAAACAAAGTCTAGATAATAGCCAAGAAATAATGAAACTTGAAAGTGATAATAGCAAAGGAGAAATTGGAACATTTAAATTTGTAGCAGAAGCTTTTGGATTAAAAATAGAAAATGCAGTTAGAATATTTATTATATTAATTGTTATTGTTTTTGATCCACTAGCAGTATGTTTAGTAATAGCCTATAATTCAATGATTAAAAAAATAGAAAATCAAGATGTGCCAATACCAGAAGGAAAGATTAAAGATCTTATAGAAAAGTCATTAAATACCTTCAAAGTGCTATACGAAAATCTACATAAAAACTTTAAACGAGGAACAAAAGTTAAACACGACCCCACTTTAGCAGATCCAAGTATTAATAATTAATATTTTTTAATTTTGTAATTTTTATTTGATGGATCTATTTTTAATATATGAGCCTTAGCTTTAAGTAATCCTTCTTTAGATGGAGGGAAAACTCCGTGAAGAAAGTTATCGCTTTTACTGTAAACAGCGTAATATTTAGCTGGTTTCGGTTTCTTTATTTTGATTTTCTTTTTCATTTACCATTTTCATAAGATGCTCTTTTAAGGAGTCTTTGGCTTTTTCACAAAAGTCTTGATTTAACTTACCACAACAATTTTTGAACTTTTTGCCAGTAGAAGGGCAGACTGTATTTCTTGGTATCTTTGGATATATTCTTACAATTGGACTAAATTCTGTAGCTCTAGCATATTCAATTGAAGTTAGTTTATCTATGTTCTCTTTGTTCATATTATATTATATTATATTATATTAAGTGTAAATCTCTAATATATGCCATGTGCACTAACAGAACCTGATAATTATCCAGACTATCTTAAGAAAATTCTTAAAGAGATAGATGTTGGAAGCGACGATGAATTAAAAGATTGCGCTTGCGATCTTAAAAGCCTAGTCGATGACGAGGGGTGTTTGATAGTTGATGAAAATAATAAAATTGGAGGTTTTCCATTTTGCATAGCTGAAGGAAACAATGTCGGACCAACAACACCAAGGCCTCTAGGATTTTCAATGAAACAAATTATGAGAATGTATTGGCTTGAATCCTTCTTTCCCATTCAGATGCACTATTTGAATCTTATAATTATTAATTATATATGTAGGAAAAAAATTACAAGTAGTTTTAAATTCAGAATAATTATTATCTAGATAATCTATTAGATTAACTTCGCACTGAGATGGGTCTATGTCTATATCATTAAATGATTCTCCACGAATTAGATAATCTCTTACAAAACCTCCCCAAAAAATTAAATTTTTAAAATTTAAAAAATTCATTTATTTTATATATACTCTTTATTACCAGAAAAAATTACATCACAATAATCTTTAAGTTGGTTTTTTATATACTCTTTCATATTATCAAAATTATTGAATTTAATGAAATTAGGTCCGTCCCTTAAGTTGTCAAATCTTAATTTAAAAATATTGAGTTGATCTAAAATATCACATTTATTTATAATAAGCTTGGTTGTGCCAGATATTTTAATTGCTTTTTGCAATTTATAAAAATTTAACCAATTAGCTAATCTTTTTCTGTTAGTGGTCGTGCCATACTCTTTTCCTAGCTCTATCAAACTATTTAATTCATTATCTTCCCAAAGAGTTTCTGGAAATAATGGATCTACTCCACTTTTGGTATCGTAAATTTTTGCTACTCCAATAATATCTCTGATAAGCTTTGGACTAAATCCCAAAGAACAAGCAGAATATGGAAGCGTTTCGCTACTCGTAACATACGGATAATCTCCATAATTTAAATCCAACCAAAAGCTCTGTGCACCTTCACAAAGAATATTGCCATATAGTTCTCCGTCCCAAAGGTATTCTTTATCTAGATAATCCTTCGCAAGTTTACCAACTCTTAAAGCTTTGTCTGCATAGCATGGAGCAATACCTTGACCAGTTGTGCCAAGTTTGGGTTTTAAAAATTTAAGATCATATTGAATATGTTTTTCTGTTATAACATGAGCTTTTGGACCTACTTTAATTAACGATGTGTCAAATCCTTCTTTTTTAAGATAATCTATTTCATCGTAAAATTTATCAATATTAATAACGCAATTTGGGCCAATAACGCTAAGTTTGTTTTGAAAAATTCCACAAGGAATAAGATGTGTTTTATATTTTTTGTCTCCTAAGTATACTGTATGTCCAGCATTTGGACCACCATTCCAACGGCAAACTATATCATAATTTTTGCTAATTGCATTGCTAATTTTGCCTTTGCCCTCATCGCCCCAAGCTAATCCAAATATAATATCTACATGATTTACCATCAATCAAATTATACCAATATCCTAAAGTAAAGTAAAGGTTATTTTTTTGATAAATATTCTTGTATTATTTCAAAATTTCGATCTAATTTGTCTTCTATTCTATTAAAGTATGTTTCAAAAGATTCTTTAGTCATGTATGTTACGCTTACCTTAAGTGCTAGATCAGCTAATTCTTGTTGATGTTTTCTAGATTCGACTTCTAATTCTCTTCTTAATGTTATAAAATCACTAAATGTTTTATCATTGATTTCTTTCATGAGATTCTCTTGTTTATCGAAAAGAGAGAATACTCTAGTAAATAGCCATCCTCCTAAGAAAGAAAGTGCTCCTAAAACTAAATTAAATAGTAATGAAATATCTAAATTCACATAGATAATTACACATTAATGTATGGTATTATTCTATTAAAGTGGGTAGTGTCGTTGTTTCTTGAGTAATTAAAATGTATTACAGTTTTAAATCAGAAAAATCCTTGTCTTCGATGTCAGTTTTTCTTGCGCCGACTTTATAACTGGATATCTCTGTTTCTTGTGGTGCAACTTGTACTTTACTACTGTCTAAATAGCTATCATGCCACCCAGCAATAGGGTTATCTTTTTGATTAAATATCTTCTTGTAACCCAAGCTTCTTAGTCTGCTATCACAAAGCCACTTAGAGTAGCCATCTAAAACGTCAGCATTTAATCCAAGTAAACTACCTTTACTAAAGAGATACTGAGACCATTCACTTTCATTCTTTGCAGCTTGTTCATAAAAAGCATATATCTTATCTTCATTTTTCTTTACAAGGGATGTAAAACCTTCTTTATCTTCGTCCCTTAATATTTTCATTAGGTTTTGAGACACTGCAAAATGAAGAGCCTCATCCCTTTGAATAAACTTAATAATCTTAGAGTTACCTTCCATCTTTCCTCTATATCCAAAATAAAAGGAACAAGCAAAAGAAACATAAAACACAAGCCCTTCCATTACATTAATAGAAAGAATAGCATCAAAAATCTTTTGTTTAGGATCTTTCTTTTCATCGCTACCAAGAATTTTATCAAAATTGTCCCTAATTAATTGAGCGCGACTTGTTATTTCCTTATCTTCCATGATACTATCAAAAAATTTTGTAGGGTCGGGATAAACATTATTCAAAAGATAAGAATAGGAATAAGAATGAATGCCTTCGAATTGAGCCCAAGTGTTCATACATATTTCTAGTTCTGGATTAGAAACATAATCTTTAAGGGAATGTATACTTCTAGATAACATACTGTCTCCAAGAGTTTGGAATCGTAAATTACTATCAAACACAAATCTTTCTGTATCTGTTAAATTTTTATAATCACTTCGATCTTTGCCTAAAGCTATTTCATGTGGCCACCAAAAATTTTCATTTTGCTTTTTAAATAATTCAAAAAATATCGGATACTTAAACCTATCATATCTCTGAAGATTCAAATCTTCACCAAGAAACAATGGCTGCTTCGTAGTATCTATGTTTTTAAAGTTTAAAACTGTTTTCATCTATATTTGTAAATTCATTTAAAATAAAGTTAAATTCTAGTTTATTACAACTAATATTCAAAAAATTGAAGTCTTTAATATAATCTTTATTAATCCAAACATCATCTACATGAGCATTTTTAAGAGTGTTATCAGTAAAATATAATTCATATTTTAATTCATAACCATTAGAACTAAGAAGATCTCTTGATCTATTTTTAATATCTTCAGATCTATAAGCATCTACCTCGAAAGTCATAACTTTAAATTTTATATTTTGTGTTATTATATTTTTTAATACATCAAAAGTAACTTGTGGCGGCTCTAAATCTAAAGATATATAATCTACGACATCTAAACTATTATCTCTTAATATGCTTTTATAATCTATAGACCTTGCATCGTTATTAATATATAAAGTTTTTTTTCTAGAAGAACTAGCCCATTTATCGTTCCACATAGAAGCTTTTTCAATTGCTACTCCATTCCAATTTCTATATTTTTCAAAAAAAGAAGTATTATTTAGATCTTCTGGATCCTGCGCGCCAATGTCTATAAAGAATCCATTTTCTTTATTTTTAAACATAAAATCTACAAGTTTATCTTGTCCAATTTGAGCGTAATACTTCATTATATAATTATACTTTACAATAATAATAAAATCAATTTTATAGCTTACAAGCTCCGCTAGAACAGTCATCTTCTTTTTGTATCATAGATTGTTCTTTATCTCCATCATCTGTGTTATTATAATATAAACTAATTAATCCAAGGCTATAAGCATACATTATTTCTTTCATAACTTTGCTATCTGGTAATATATGGTTATCATAGTGACTATAATTATAGTATACATTAGTAGAAATAGCCATATCAATATATTTTTGAATCACAGCATTAACTTTTAGTAAGCCTAAATTATCTTTAAAATCAAAAGCTAATTCATAATTATGATCATATTTTCCAATTCCTGGAACCATAACTGGAAGTTTACCCATCTTACTTGTCTTATAAGTAATCAGACTACGAATTGGCTCAACACCATTTGTAGAAGATTGAATAACCGAACTACTCTCACAAGGCATACAAGAAGATAAAGTGGAATGTCTTAATCCAAACTCTTTAATATCTTTTCTTAATTTTTCCCAATCAAGTGATAGTTTTCTTTTCACTAATTCATCTATTTTATCCTTATATGTATCTATTGGTAATATGCCTTTAGAGTATTTAGTATTTTCAAACTTTTCACATCTACCTTTTTCTTTAGATAACTGGCAACTACTTTTTAAAAGATAGTATTGAAAATGTTCCATCCATTCGTCTATTACTGAAAGAGATTTATCTGAATTATATTTTAATTCATTTTTAGCAAGAAAAGCAGCAAGATTTGTAATTCCAACTCCAAGGCTTCTACGTTTTTTAGCAAAATTTTCAGCAGCAGTGTTAAAATAATCTTGAATATCTATAATTTCTTCAAGAAATCTTACGATTAAATCACAAACTTTTTCTAAATCTTGCCAGTTTTTTACTTCTAACATATTAACTGCTGAAAGAATACACATACCAATTTCTGCATTTTTATCATGATAATCATTAAGCGGAATTGTAGGATGAATAACTTCTGTGCAAAGATTGCTCATAGTGACCTTATCGGACCATGCTCCATGATTATTAGCATGATCTACATTTAGAATATAAATTCTTCCAGTCTCAACTCTTTCTTTTACAATTAAAGAGAATAATTTTCTAGCAGACATTTTCTTTTTAATTTTTAGTTTTTTAGATTCACACTCTTTATAAATCTTGTCAAAATCTTTTGTTCCCCAAGCTTCATAAAGCTCTGGTACTTCGGCAGTATTAAATAGCATGATATCTTCGTCTTTTAAAACCCTATCATAAAATAATTTACTCATGCCAACTGTATAATCAAGTTTACGAACACGATTATCATCTGTTCCAGCATTGTTTTTCAAAACTATGATATCTTCAATTTCGTAATGCCACCATTGGATATTACAGGTTGCACTTCCACCTCTTAGTCCATTTTGTTGCCAAGCTTTTACGCTACTTTCATAAATTTTTAAGAATGGAATTAAACCAGTATGAACAACTTCTCCATTTTTAATCGGCGCACCAATTGCTCTAATTTTACTAACATCAATTCCAATTCCACATCTATTTGCTGTAGCCATACTAACCGCTGTAGCACTAGCAGTAATACTTTCTCTTGTATCGTCTACTCCAATCAAACAACAACTTGCATAATTTTTACTGGAGGTTCTTACTCCTGCCATAATTGGAGTTGGTAAATTTATCTTGTGCTTGCTAATAGCATCATAAAATTTTCTAACATAAGATAGCCTAGTCTCAGTTGGATAATTAATAAATGCATAGGCAGAAATTAATATATATGCAAATTGTGGAGTTTCATAAATCTGTTGAGTGGTTCTGTTTTTTATTAAATACTTATCACATAATTGTTTTACCCCAGCATATGTAAATATAAAATCTCTTTCGTGATCTATAATCTCTCCTAGTTTATTTATTTCATCCTCTGTATATTTTTCTAGAATAATAGGATCATATATTTTATTTTTTAAACCGTTATTTATAAATTCAGAAAGCCTTGGTGCATGCTTACCTTTCCACACATCTTTTCTTAATTGATAATTAAGAAGTCTAGCGGCAACATATTGATAATTTGGTTTTTCTATAGAGATTAAATTTGCTGCGCTTTCAATTAATAAACCGTGAATTTCTTTTGTATGAACGCCATCAGTGATATTTATTTTAGCGTTAATTTCTACGTCTGTTAGACTTACCCCACTATAACCATCTATAGCCCAATTAATAACTTTGTTAATTTTTTCTATGTCAAATTTTTCAGTAGTATTATTTCTTTTTTTTACATTCATTTTATAGAGTTGAGGAGACTCTATATTACATCTTTTTAAATATAAAGAAAGAAAATTCTAAAATATTATAAACAATTTACTCTGAACGACTTTTGGGGTGTACTTTGCCTTTTCTTTTTTTAGACCAATCATTAAAATATTTTTTCTTTACTGGATCTTCGCCATAAATTTTTTTACGTTTATCCGATAGTTCAGAGCTTCTATCCCAAAGATCTCCTACATTTCCTTTTTGATTTTTAGTTACTCTAGCAAAATCATTTTCACTAGATTGTTCCGTTAATTTATCTTGAGTATTCAATTCTGGAGCAGTAAACACTCTATTCCATTTAATACCTTTTTTATCAAAAAATTCATGCTCATCGTGAACGCTTTGTATTATACTAATAATCTCTTTAGATTTTGGATGTTCATATAAATATTCTGGCATATTATTTTACCATAATAGACAATACGTTATCTGCAAATTTTTCAGAGCTGAAATCTTCTTGTAATTTTAAACCATTTTTATTTAATTTAGATGATTTAACTTTTTCTATAGCTTTTTCACATGCGGCGATGAATTCATCTTCATTAAAGTCATATATATTTCCTTGATTAAATATTTGCCCTTTATGAAAAAACATATTGTCATATGCTTCAATTTTTGAAGAAGGATTTACTAATACAGAATTTGAATCATCAGCCCATTCCTTATAAGCGTGAGCATTTAATATAACAGAATGTTTTCCAATTGCAACAGAATGAAACTCTGGTAATCCCCATCCTTCTGCGCCACTCATTCCTAATACAATATCAGCGCTATTTAAAAGGTCATTGTAATCTGAATTTTTTTGTATAAAATTTAAAAAAGATATATTAAAGAAATTTTTATTTTCTAAAATAGAGTTATGTATTAAACTTTGCTGATCTTCTGCTTTTATAAATGGATTATAAATTGCACATTGTAGATGATAGTTTCTATCATTACCAAATTTCTTAAGCCAAGTTTGGATAATCTTTTTATGATGCTTTCTTTTCTCTAATTTACCTAATAAATTAAATACAATCCTATCAGGAAAATAGTCTTTCTCTAGTCTTTTAAAGTTATACTTATCAAATGCTAATGGCAGATAGTCTACGTTAGAACATCCATATTTTTTAAATGTATCAATTGCATATTTAGATGAAAATAATACTTTATAATTGTTTTTTACAATATTTAACTCAACATCAGTTGGAGAGTCTAATTCATAAAATGAAAACAAAACTTGATTTTCTGAAAAACTTTCTAAACTACCGTTTATATGCCATAGTTTAAAAGTTTTATTTTTTCTAGAGTGCTTAGAAAGAAATAGATTTAAATTGGTCTGTAGCCAATCGGTGTAGTCTTTATCAAGGTTTTGAGATGATAAATCTACTTGACCGATTGGACTAATTGGTACTACTTTATTTTTAAGAAATAGCTCTCTTAAGAGTAATGATGATACCTGACCAAAAGATACCGAGTTTATTGGTAAATTTAAACTAAAATCCATTAAAGCACTTCGTCTACAGATTCTTCTACTTTTTCAATTCTAGTGGCTTTAGTTTCATCTAGCTTTTCAGCAGGTTTAGATAGATAAATTCTGTAATCTGGAGCTTTGAGATTGTCTTTCTTGTTTTTATTAGAAAAGACTACGATCTTAATCTCAGTCTCGATACCGAGTTCATCAATCTTAACATAACCAGATAGATATTTTTGATTAGTGCTTTCTCTTTTCCATAGAGCGCCTACATCTCTTTTAGACCAATCTGATTTTTGTTTTTCGTTATTTGTTTGTATTTTATTCATAGTATTTAGATTATATCAATATTATTCTTAGTTGTCAACTTATTTTTTAAAAGTTTTTTACCTTTATTATGTAAATTAATAACGGTTTGAGTACTCAATTTTAATTTTGCGCTTATTTTACTCCAAGGAGTTAATTTTTTACCAGAAAAATACCTCATTTTATATATTTTAGTTAAGCGGTCGTCTTTTACTCTATCTAGAATTGAAAATATTAAATCGCATTTTTCTTTTAATAGATTTGAGTCGAAACTATCGTTAGTTTGTTTTTTTTCTAAAATAAGTCTTATATCGTTATTTTCCATAGCGATTAAATGATTGTTCTTATTCATACAATTCAAGCAATAATACCTAGCTTGATTTCCTAGCCATGTAGAAAATTTTACATTTTTATCTGGATTAAAACTCATAGCAGATTTATATAGAATGTACATTTTATCTGAAATAATATCATTTGGATTTAGACCAGTAGTTACTAAATGTCTGTAGTATTTTTTTACCATTTCGTTATATATACCGCTATGTCGATTAGACAATTCTTTTAAAGATTCATTATCAGCTGATTCTTTTACTTTAATTATTAAGTCTATGTCTTGTGTATAATTCATATATTTTTTCTAAATTTTTCTCCATTAACTCATACAAAAAATTAGTGTCTTGGCAAGTATCCCAACTTATACAAAAATCTGCTACAGCTTTTAATTTATTGTCATTAGCTTTTTCTTCTATATTAGCTGGCTGCACAAGACTTCCATCGTCTAATTTTCTGCATAAATGTATTAAAATTCCATTATAATTCTTCAGCCAAGAATATTCATCCTCTTTATACTCTATATATCTAACATCTGTAATGATTGGTATTATATTTTTTTGATTAAATTCTTTTATTTTTATATCTAATAATGAAGTCCAATATTTACCTTCTGTTTGAGATCTCCTACATTTACCGTAAGAAACCATTAATGGACGGACTAATTCTTTTTCTTCGTTTGAGCAATTCGCTAAGTCTATTTTAAATTTTTCGATTACAAATGGGCCTAGTTCTTTTTTCAAATTATCTGCAAAAGCAAGTCTCTTAGCTTTCAAACTTTTGTTCTCAAAATATTTAGCAAGAATACCATAAAATGTATCTTTTCCAGATCTTGCTACTCCTGTTATACCTATCATAGGCTCAAGTATACATCTTTATTTTAAAAAAGTAAAGTTAAAATTGACTTAATTTATAATTAATTTATAATTTAGATATGGAAAGAATTTCATTTGAAGATATGGCAATTAAATTTGCTTTATTAGCGTCAGAAAGGTCAGAAGATCTATATAAAAAAGTTGGATGCGCTATATTAAATAATGACGGGAGACTATTAAGTATAGGATACAACGGTTTAACAAGTAAAAAACAAATAGATATTACTTTTTGGGACGATAGAGATGAAAGAAGAGCTTTTGTCATTCATGCTGAAACAAACGCTTTATCCTGTATATCTAGATATGATAAACCATATTTAATTGCCACAAGTCTACTACCATGTTCATCATGTGCAATTAGCATAGCCTCTTATGGGATTGAAAAAGTATTATATCTAGAAGAATATCATCGAGATCAAAAGTCTTTAGATATATTTAAATTTTACGATATTGATCTTATTAAGTATAATGCTTAATGGCTAATGATTTATATTTCATCTTTATTAACGCTTTTGTTCTTTTGATATGGTTTAAAACAGAGGCACTTTATGAATATGGCACGAAAATACCTATTTTAAATAAATTTTTAAAACTAAATAGATATATAGAATTCAAGAAAAAATATTCAGATGTCAAATATCCTATATTTTTAAGTATTGAATATAATAATTTTTTCACCAAGCTATTATCATGTCCAGTTTGTCTAAATACATGGCTAAATATACTAAGTTATCCATTTATCTCAATATATAGTATAATATTTTTGAATTTTTTTGGTTCTTTAATATTATATTATATAAGTGTAATATTAATGAAATACCATGATAGAGAAGAATCTTAATTTATCTGAATTTGTAAACGAAATAAGGAATCAAATTCCTCAACATAAGGAATTTTCTATATTTAATGATACTATTTCTTTTTATGATATGTCTTTAGGTGGGTGTGGTTGTAGCAAGAATACAAGAGAAAAATATGCAGAAGACAAATATATAGAAAAAATTCAAAATATAGATAATAATACTTTACTTTTATTTAAAACCACTTTAGGTCTTTCGGAATCAGATCATTTGAATTTTAATAAAAAAGATGGTACATCAATAAAAAGTATTTAATTTTGTATTTGACTTTTATAGAAAGAAGCTTTATCATTTAAGAATGAGATTTGTTGAAGCTTTAAGTTACGACGATATATCACTACTACCAAATTTTTCAGACATTTCGTCTAGAAAAGAAATAGATACAACAGCAAAGATTTCAAGAAAAAACTATATAAAAATTCCATTGATATTATCTCCAATGGATACAGTATCAACTGTTAAATCTTGTATCAAAATGAATAAAATTGGCGCGGCTGGAGTACTGCATCGATTTATGAGTATCGATGATCAAAGATCTAAATCTAAAACAATTAAAGATGAAAGCGGATTTTCTATAAACGCAATTGGATTAAAAGATGCCGAAGAAAGAATAAGACAGACAAGTACTTATACTGATATTTATTTTCTTGATACAGCAAATGGTTTAGCTAAAAATGTAGAAGATTTTCTTAGGTGGTTTAAAACAGCTGGATTTTCTCAAGACATTATTGTTGGTAATACATTAACAAAAGAAAGCGTTTATAGACTAGCTAATTTAAAAGCGGATGGATTTAGACATTTAATCGGTCCAGGATCAATGTGTTTAACTCAAGTCAAAACAGGAATAGGTTGCCCAAGTTTAACTGGAAATTATTACGCTTGGAAAGCCGTAAGAAATTGGGAACTTTCTCAAGTAGATTTATTTAAGCAAGATAAACCAAATCCAGAACATAGACCGAGTATTTTAGCTGACGGAGGTATTCGATATCCGAAAGATTTAGTTAAAGCTATAGCAAGTGGCTGTGACGCAGTTATTTGTGGAAGAATTTTCGCTGGATTATCAGATATAGTTGATGAAGAAGATATAATTGAAAAAAATGGAATAAGATATGCAAAGTACAGAGGAATGGCTAGTAAAGATGTAGTAGAAGATTACGAACTCCATGATGGAACAAAAAAGAATTTATTTGTAGAAGGAGATAACACTTTAATCCCACTATTTGATAAATCAATAGAAGATATAGTTTATGATTTTGCTAACGGCTTAAGAAGCGCGATGAGTTATTTAGGCTTTAGAAATATGAAAGATATGCGAGGAGGATTATGGACAGATAAAATTACAGCAGTTAAAAATAGTCCTAATAGCATGTACGAGGGATTTGCACATGGTAAATTATAAAAATATTAAATCAATTATTTTAGCTATTTTAGCTTTAATTATAACTATCTCTGGCTCTAAAGCTCAAACGACTTATCAGAAGTACGATGATGTAACTCGCGGAGCAGAATATCATATTGTTAAGACTCAAATAGAATCTAATAAAAGATACAACAAATTATTGCAAGAGCAAAAAAATAGTCTATCATTAACACAAGATTCGAAATTAAGATCAAGAATGCAAGGAGTCATTTCTGCGAAGGAAAATGAAAATTTTAGATTAGGTCAAAAAGCTTTCCTTATTATGGATGCTAATAAAATTGAAGATGTGAATAAATACAATCAAATGTATAATCAGTTAAGACCAAAACCACAACCAGCGAGATAAAAAATATGGAACAAGAATCTAATAAAATTTCATTAAATCATAATCCTTACGCGAGGGCAACTCCATTTTCTCCAGTCGTAAGAGTATTACCAAAAATATCTAGAAATAGTATGTGCCCATTATCATTAAAAAAATTTAAGAATTGCTGTGGTGCTTCTGGACAGGATTTTTGCAATAAAGCAAAAGAAAATTTAGAAAATTACGTTAATGAGTTAAGAGAAAAACCTAAAGATGATAAAAGCAGTTGATGTTATTTTTGGTTTATGTTGGGGAGATGAAGGAAAAGGCAAGATAAGTAATGCAATATCTAAAAATTATGATATCGTTTGTCGTTGGAATGGTGGGCCAAACGCAGGGCATACAGTTTATATTAATGATAAAAAATATAAAACTCATATTATTCCTTGCGGAGTTTTCCAAAATAAAACTAGCATAATAGGTCCAAATTGTGTCATTAATATTGATAAATTTTTTGACGAAATAGAGTACTTAGATAACGAAGGTTTTGATACTTCTTTAATTAAAGTTAGCCCAAAAGCTCATATCATTACTCAAAGACACATTGAATATGATCTTAAATTTTTAAAACCTAAACTAGGGACAACTGGACAAGGAATTGCACCATGTTATGCAGATAAAGCATTAAGAACAGGAAAACTGGCTAAATATTATTTAGATAAAAAATATATTTGGGATGGCGAGCTTAATGGAAACATACTTTGTGAAGGCGCTCAAAGTTTTTGGTTAGATTTAAATTATGGAAATTATCCATATGTAACAAGCAGCGAAACATTACCTTACTCTGCTTGCTCATTGGGCTTTAGTCCTAAAAAGATAAGAGACATTATTGGTGTTGCTAAAATATATGATACTAAAAGCGGAGTAGATCCATTATTTCCAGAATCATTACTACTAGATAATGAACTTAATCAAGTTATAGAAGTGGGGAAAGAATATGGCACAACCACAGGAAGAAAAAGGATAGCCAACTGGTTAGATTTAACTAAATTAGAATACGCAATTAAAAAATCTGGAGTGACAAGGCTAATTATTAATAAATGTGATATTCTAGAGAAATTAAAAATATTTAAAATTAAGTTTGATAATAAGAAAGAAAACACAAATTTTATAAAATTTGACGACTTCAAAGACATGAAAGAGTTTATTTCAAAAAAATTAAAAAAATATTGTGAAATAATATTTTCTGGCGATACAGCTAATATATAAAGCGCATATTTAAATTTAAGGTGTAACTAGTTTTAGTTCTTTAAAAATAAAACTGGCCATACTGGGTGAATTCGGTGGAAGTCCCAAGTGGATCATACCGAGCCAAGCTTGCTTCGCGGTAAAAACGAAGCATGAAGGTGTAGAGACTAACTCTTGAGTTACCGCAACAATAACAGAGACACGAGCGCCCAGTCTTACTAACGAAAGTTAGTAAGCAAGATATAGTCCGATCTCGATAGCAATATCGAGTTTCTCAATATAAATTTTGAGAAAATAACTTAAAATGAGAAGGTTTAGATCATTTGTACAGAAGCGAAAGATCAATCTGGTAATAAGGCTTTTTCTTTGATGAAGTATATGCGTCTACAAAGATACAAAAGAGCAACAGAAGGACCAGACAAAAACGGGGCCAAACTAATAAAAAAGAATATAAAAATGCGAGAGTTATTAATTCTCGCATTTTTTATTTTTAAGTGTAATTCGAAATAGTTATATGAACAAAATTACTGGTTATAGAAAAGGTTTCAACCAAACAATCAAAGCAATAGATTTGGATTCTGCTGCGGCAAATAACAATTTATACGCTAAATTTACCGATCCCAGATTTTTAGATAGTAATTTTAAAAATTTAGTCGAATTATCTCCAATTAATCTAGGAGAATCCATTTCAAAAAGAACAAATCAAAATTATTTGAATAAACTTGTTAGCTTAAGAAAAGAAAAATATAATTCATTGTGGTATGAATCTGGATGGATGCAAAACTACAGGAACACAGGAATAAGAATAAAATTTGGTTCAAAAACTTTTTTTCCAACTGGTGAACTGCCATATTCAACACAAAATGAACAAGGCTACTGCTTAGATAGAGTTTTAACAGCAAATTTTGAAGATAGCCGCGGAATTCCATATGGTAAACCTGACGAATATCCTGACGGTTTATCTTCTGGAGAAAAATTTAGAATATGTGGCTACTGTTCATTGAACGATCCGATTACTAAGCCATTTATCTCCCCATATAAAAACGTATATGAACTTATAGATCATAGTGGATATCAAATAGGTTCTGTAGGTAGAAATTTTTATACAAGAAAAGATTTACAAAAATTAGGTTTTTCACAAGAAAGAGCAGATTATTATGTTCAGGGCGCAGAATCTGGTACACAAACTGGAAGAGCAATAACTTATAATAAAGTATATTTGCAAGACAATATACCAAACATTGATTGGTGCATTCAAAATAAGTGTACTTTTGTTTATACAAATATTATTGGACAAAAAAATTCACAATTTCATAATCCTTATGCAACAAATAAAAATGATCTTGTAAAATATAGAATTTTTGCTTTTTCTGGCTCTGTATATTGGAAACCAACAGGAAACTCGCCAAAAGTATTATCACTAGGTTATGGCCCATATTTTCAACCTAAAAATACAGGATTATATAAATTATATAATAATAATTTTAATCTTAATCAGTCTGGTACATTAAATGACGAAGAGATATATGATTTTGCAATATTCAATACTGGCGATATTCCAAAGAATTTTTATCTCAGTTCTCAAAATTCTTTAATTGATATTGTAGATCAAGGTTATAAAGAAACAAGTTTTTATTATCCAGATAATACAAATTTATCTGGGCAATTAGTTAAATATTATACTGTTGGAAAAAACTCTAGTATAACAGTTCATTATAAAAATAATTACTTAACATCTGGAAGAAATACATTCACTACTTTACCAAATGGTACAAAATTATATACAAATACAGGAGCTTTAATATTAAACGAAGTAACTGGAACAATGCTTATCAATGGTAAATTAAATTTCTTGGCCTCAAAAAAATACATAAACTCAACCCTTAGTATTATATCTAACAATAATAGACTATTAGCAGATGATTATTTTTATTTTGCTAAAAAAGGTAATAACTTTTTACCAATGCAAAAAACTGGATCAAATATTAATTATGATATTAATGGAAAAATATTAATAAATAACAGTCCAATAGATTCAAAAATATTTGGATTAACATTATATGCTACTGGAAAAAACATAGAAGCCGAAAGATCTAATTTAAAATTAAAACTTCAATCTGGAATATATAGTCATCCCACATACCAAGCACAAACAAATATAAAAATATCATCAAGCGGAGATGGACTCTACTATTTAAACAGCGACAGACAATATTTTAAATATAACCAAGGTTTTTCTGGGCTTTTCTCTGGACAAAATGATTCAGTTATTTCTACAAAAAATACATTTAACCCATTTACTGGAGCAGTTCAATTAGATTTATTATTTAAATTAAATACGGACGTTTTACCAATTTTTAATTCAGCAGACGCAAAACAACATTATGTATCAGTTAATTTTATAAGTGGAGCCACTTATACTGGTTATAAATTTTATGATACAGTAGCTAACCTTGAGAAAAATTTAAGCGAACTAATCTTAAAGAATGGCTATACATATAACTTATTACAAACAAATTTAACTGAAATTAGACCACTAGCAGTTAAAGGAGATATTTCTGAATTGAAAATCACAACTCCAAATTTTAATAAAATAAGTGGTAATTATAGACTTCTTCAATTTTATATACCAAATCATCCAACGCCAAAGATTGAATATTTCTCTGCTTCTGAAAATCCAGTTTCTGGTAAACTTTTTGTTACTGGAGAAAATTTAATTCAAGAAATTCTAAATCCAATTATAGGAAATCAAGTTGTTTCATCAAGTACGATTAGCGCACAAAGATCTGGAGCAAAATTTTATTATAATTTTTCAAATGAAAAGTATCCGCAACTATATCTTGAAAATAATATAGATTATAAATTATTAGTATCAACAGAATATACTGGATTTTATTTTTATACAGGCAATAGTATATATGGCTCAGGATTAAACGAATATGTTGGACAGGCAATATCATATACAGAATCCAGCGGAGAATTAAGGCAAAGTGGATCTTATACTTCAGGAAATTTACTCGTGCTATTTCCTATAACTGGCTATACAAAACCAACTGTGAGAATTTATACAATTTCTGCTAGTCACATTCCAAATAATCTATATTATGGAGATAAATATTCAGCTTACGCAGGAAATAAAATCAATAAAATTAATACTTTAAATAATTTTCAAAATAAATTTAAATATTACACATCTCCAATCATTAGCGGATCAATAAATATTCTTACAAGTGATGAAAATAAAGAAAAAATTAATTTAATATATAATTTAGTTCAAGAAACTGGAAGTTTAAAGGCTTTGATAAACTAACGAAAGTAATTTATGTGTCTTATTGTACAATATGGTAGTTGGAGTTGTCCATACAAGGTTCTAAAATACCCCTTCGGCTTTAAAGATGAAGACTGCGATGCATTCTGTAAATCCTGCACGATGCCAAGTGATGGTTGTGTTTGTGGTGAATGCATTTATGGACAAACAAAATGGAGTGATGACAAGGGCACTGGGTTAGGGTGTAGGTCTGGTTACAAGGATTGGCCTGATGGTGCTAGTTGCCCTGTGAACGAACTTGTTTATGATATGGAATGCACAAGAAGTAAAGTCGTGACTCCTGTTACGTGTAAAGACAAAGTCCCGTTACCAGATTGTTGTTATACACCGCCACCGCCACCGTCACCACCACCCGATCCGCCAACAAACTGCAACACTGGCGGAGATGACGGAAATCCCTCATTTCCCGATCCGATTGGGATGTAGAATAAATATATATCATTTAAAAATTTTTAGACTTTTATATTAAAATTTAGTATCATAAGAATATATGAGCAAAATAATTTCTTTTCTAACTTTAAGAGCAGCAGTAGAAACACCAGAGACATTCGATATTTTAAAAGAAAAATATAAAAATATAGAAATAGACCTATTAAGTTGGAGAGATAATCCAACTTGTGAATGTGGGCAAAGAGTTAGTGATTTTTTTACTAAAATTTATACTCAAAATGAGGACACTATATTTTTAGATGAACTTTTTAAAAATGAAAAAATACAAGAAAAAGTAAAACAATTTAATAAAAATCCACCCAAAAGAAGTATAGAGACTCAATTGCCTCCAGAAATGACAGATTATAGGGGTAAAGTTTTTGTTGTTGGTGTAACAGATGAAGACTGGGCTAATTTTTGGAAAAAGATTACTCTTGATAAAGCGGCTTATAGATCTTTTTCTATTATAGCAAAAGAAGACTATCTTAAGGTTTATTTTCTTTAAGTTAAACGCAAGGATAGCATAAAGCGTCCCAATTAAATTTCATGTAAAATCCATACCCACCATAAGTTGGATATGTCGAGCCATTATAATATGGTTGGAAAGTGCTAGTTCTTGCACCTGCATTACATCTTGAGGTAATATCTAAGAAATATCTTGGACGCATGTTATTAGACACTACTCCTGTAGATATTGGACATTGGACTAACCCAGTTCCGCTCACTCCGTTTGAACTACCGAATAATGAATCATAAACAATATTATCATTATAATAATTTTCAGATAATGGTGATCCATACGGACCATTACTTTGAGTTATTTTTGTTTTATTTTTTCCCAGCGGATCAGCATATCCACGGCCCCAATAATGATTACCGTTTTTATTTGTATAATTTGGAAGTGCTGATGTGCATTTAGCTGGAAACGTGACTCCACCTGAAGGAAAATAATCACGAAACGCGCCTCTTCTTAAAGTGCTAGATGGACCATTAGCCTCACAACCATGTATAGGCATAAGAACTGAACCATTTGTCCAACCAACCTCGTCGTAATTATTAGCATCATCTGGAAACCTACCAGATGTTGGACTATTTGATTTAAGATTATAACAATTAGGATTGGCAGCAAATTCTATGAGATCCCAGAATGATGTTGATAAACTGCCCCCCGCAATTAAAGTATTAGAAGAATTTATATAATATGGAGTTATAGTTATATTTGCGCCTGCATGATTATATCCATCTAAAAATGTAAAATTTGCTGCGTCACAAACTGTACGATTATTTACAATTCCCTGCCCAGGAAATTGTGTACATGGACAGCTAGTAGGCACAAAATCAGCAGGTTTAGACCTATTTATTACAAATGTTAAAAAATGATAATCTAATGTTCCAGCAGAAAATAAATTGCACATACTTGTATATTTTTGTTTATTAGCCAAGATTGTTCCAGCGGCATCGTTAGATTCACCAATTACGAATGTAGTAGAGCCAGCAGTTTTAAGATCAAATGAGCCAATATGAACTCCATTATTACCCCAAGGGTCAGATATATTATTACTATAGTATATATGACCAGATTTTGCGCTAGATCCATAAGAACTAAATCCACCAGCGTTTGTCACAGTGAAAGATAAAAATTTTTTGGTTGCATTTAAATAAAACATATATTCTAGAATGAATTACACTATTCTTATATAATATAAGTATAATGAATAATAACCAAAAAATTATAAGTTTATTAGATCAAATGATAGCATATAATATATATCAAGATATAGAAAATGAAGAAAAAGATGGGGAAAATTGGAACCTTCACCATCTTAAGCTTTTAAAAGAATTAATATTAAATGAAAAATAAAAGTAAATATTATGCAATTTTAAATAAAAAAGATAAATTTTTATATGGAGCTTTTCCAGCCTCTAAAAAAGGAAAAGCTCAAGCAAAAGAATATATTAAAAAAATATCAAATAAATCAATGGCTTTATATATTAAAAAAATATAATGAATAAATTCACAGTTTTAGTTACCGAAACAACTAGCAATTATATTGATTGGCAGATGGAGTTAATGTATGATTCATTTTTAAAAACATATGGGAATGATAAAAATATAGATTTTTTATCATTAATAATATCAGACAGAGAAAATTTAAATAAAAATTATCCATATTTTTTATGCAAAAATAAAAGTTATGCAAAATTAAAAGATGATGACCATTATATTATATATGATAGAGCTTTTTCAGTTAAAGAATATTTAGAATCAAAAACTCCAGAACCAGACAAATTTTATTTATTTGTAGAAGCAGATTTTGTTTTTAAAAGTAAATTTATTTTAGAAAAAGAAACAGATATATCAGGGCAACAATATAGCTACATGGATCCGAAATTAAGTGAATTCAGTAAAAAAACAATTAATTATTATATGAAATATGTAAATTTAAATTTTATAGATTTTTTAAACTACTACAGACCAATTGGTTGGCCATTTTTTGTAAGAGAAAATGTGCTAAGAAAAATAATTGACAGATGGATAGAATTGACAATATTATTTAGATCAACGGACAGAGACAATAACCCTTTATATAAAGACTGGATTTGTGATATGTTTGGTTTTAATATAGCCCTCGCAGAGAAAAAAATTATTCCAGAAATGATAGATGTTATGGATATGCCACCCTTTGACGACCCAAACAGAGAAGGAACATTTTACCACTATTGCTATGGTATTAAAAACAAAAAAACTAATCAGATGATTTTTGATAAAAGATCTTATAAACCTTGGAATTTTATACCAATTTTAGATTCAGAAGAAAAAAATTTAACAAAAGGATCTTTGGATTTAATTAATAGAATTAATAATTTTGCCTTTAATAAAAAACACTCTTAATGAATTTAAACGACGAAAACTCTATTATAAAAAAAGATATTTTAATTGAATGTTATTTTGTACATGAAAATATTGAAGAACAATGCAAAAAATATATAATACCATCTTCTTCAAAAAGAGATTGGATGGATGATAAAGCTCAGAATTATGCTTATTACTGCACTCCTTTAGTTACTGCAAATCAAGCAGGATATACGATATTATATCAAAATGAAACCGATGTTTTTTGGGATGGAGAGGGAAGAATATCTAGCGTAAAAATAATTCATAAGAAACAAAATGAATACTTTAGCTATTGTTTATCTCATTTTACCGCAGGAATTGTGACTTTTACTTTTCCAGTAGTATTTAAAACACCGCCAGGATGGGGCTTGTTAGTTTCTGGATACCCAAATAATCCAATTAATGGACTTCAACCATTGGAGGCTATAGTAGAAACAAACTGGTCGCCATTTACTTTCACTATGAATTTTAAAATTACAGAAACTAATAAACTAATTAGAATAAAAGAAAATACACCAATATGTAGGATATTGCCTTATCCATTAAACTTAAATGAGAGAACTAATATGAAATTTTCAAGCATAAAAAATAATAAAGAACTTAACGACCAACATTCAGCATGGAGAAAATCAAGAACGATTTTCAACGAGAGCAAAAGAGAGAAAATTTCGGATCGTCAATTTTTCTATAGAGACGGTAAAGATTCAAATGGAAATAACATAGCCGAAGGAAAACATAAATTAGATTATAAATTTAATATAAACGAAGAAAAGATTTCTAAATGCCCATTTTTATCTAATTCATTCAATAAAAATAAATAATTAATTTTTATTTATATAAAAAATTATAACATGTTCACCAAGTTTTAATTTTGGATTTTCTTGAAGAATATTTTTTAATTCAGAAGCAGTACCTCTATGTATTTTTTCTTGGCTTCTTGTGAGTTCAGAGCAAATAGCGATTTGAGTATTAATAGGTAAAAATTTTTCAGATTTTGTTAAAATTATATCTAAGTGCATTCCATTTATAAGAAACACCGAAAGACCTTTTCTTGTAGAACATTCACTTAAAATATTATTAATATACTTTTCTATGACTGGAATCATTTGATTTTTCTTATTTATTTTATAAATTTCTTTAATATTCACGCTTGATAAATCTAAACCTTGATGTCTTCTTCCATTTGATGGAATTAAAAATCCTCCAAAATAAAATGGTACGTTAGGAAATCCGCTGTAAGCTAAGGCATGTACGATAGAAGATGTCCCAGAGATGACTTTAACTTTTATTTTATATTTTAAACATAAATCTATTAATTCTGTTCCTGGATCTGAGACTACTGGCATGCCAGCATCAGATAATAACCCTAAATTGTCTCCTTTAGATAATCTATAAATAGCTTCTTGAGTTTTTATTTTTTCATTTCTAAGATTAAAAGTAACCTGTTTAACTTTTATATTGAAATAGTTTAATATATCGGTGGACCGTCTGGCATGTTCAGTTAACGCCCACTCTACATCACTAAGAGCTTCTTTTACCGCAGGAGAAAGATATTTTTTATTGCCAATATCTGTGCCAATAACATATAAAGTGCCAGAATTTGTCATTTAAACTATATTTATATAGATATGGTCTTTAGTTATTTGAGAGTCTAATTCATGGACTATAACCTCTTTTAAAGAGTCTATTTTGTTTCTAAGAACCCAATGTATCTCATCTTTTAATAATTCGTCTAAGATTTCTACTTTGTTTTTGGAGTCTATAACATATTCTATTGATATATTTAATTTTTTAACCATAATAGATTATACATAAATAGGTTAAAAATGTAAAACATTTTATGTAACACCATATAATTATATTTGCCATATTATATAAATATAGATATAACATAATATGGATATAAAAAATTTAATAATTGATAAATTTTAAATGAAAAAAGTAATATTTTGGCATATATGCGATTTGAATCACTGGAGAGAGATTGTCGAAGATCAATTTAAATGTATATATTCTAGCGATTTATTTAAAGAACTAGATAAAATTTATATCTCATATCTAGGCAAATCAAAAGAAGATATTAATTTTTTATTAGAAAAAACAAGTAAAATACATTTAATTAATTATTCAACAGATATGAAAGATTACGAAAGAGCTTGTTTAAGGCAACTTAAAAAATGGTCTCAAAATAACGAATCTTATGTATTATATATTCATGCTAAAGGAGTTTCTAGACCACAGTATAAAAAAACAATTTCTGCTTGGAGGAAAATGTTAGAATTTATATTAATAAATAAATACGAAAAGTCTATAAGAGGACTAGAGGATGGATATGATGTCATTGGAGTAAATTTAACCGAGAGTTATCATCATAACTATTCAATAGATTTATATAAGCATAAATTATTTTTTTCTGGTAATTTTTGGTGGGCAAAAACTTCCTATATAAGAAATCTTCCCGACATTATAGAACATGAAAAAGATTTAAGCAAAAGCCATCATGGATATCCATTATATTGGTTAACAGAAAGATGGATACTTTCTTTATATCGAACAGGAAAGATAGGAGAAATTTATAAATCAGAATTTAGGTCATATTATAATAATGAAACAAATTTAAATTACTTAACGGCAGATTTAATAATAAAAGAATATAAAGATGGGCAATCTTGGATTTGGCCAAAAATAGCAAATATTCCACGATCCACAAAGTTAAAATTAAATAGACCAAATAAGAATTATCCTCATAATCCTATTATATCTGGTAATTATCCTAATCCTCCGCCAAATAAATATTAATAAAATGAATAAATTAATATCTAAAATTATAGATGATCGCGGATGGCTTGCAGAGTTAGTTAAAGAAAAAGAAGATGGAATAATTAAGCATATTTATGTCACGACATGTTTACCTGGAGTTATAAAAGCATGGCATAAACATGAAAAACAAACAGATAGATTCATATTACTACAAGGAAGACTTTTAGTTGGATTATATGACGAGAAAATAAATAAATCTGAAAAAATTATATTAATGCCATTTTCTTCAGTTTTAACAATACCTCCCGAAATATGGCATGGATTTTCAGCTATAGGAACTGAAGAAGCTATAGTTTTAAATTGTACGAATGTAGATTATGATCAAAAAGACGAATATAGAAAACCTTTTGATTTTTTTAATTTTGAATGGAAATCTAAAAATTATTAAATAAAATGATTAATTTTAATATAAAGACAGAAAACTCATCAGAACATTGGAAATATTTTAAAGCTCAAGATCAGAATGTTCTTGATTTGGGATGTGGGAGATGGAGAGTTAAAGATGAAAAAGAATTTTCTTTTATATATTTTTTGAGTAATAGAGCAAATAAAGTAATAGGCATAGACAAAGATATAAATGAAATTAATTTTTTTAAACAAAAATATACAAATATAGATAATTTATCTTTTCAATGCGTTGATATATCCGATTCACAACAAATCAAAGATTTAATAAATACAAATGATATCACCGCTCTTAAAAGTGATATAGAGGGATACGAATTATTAATAGCAGAGAATTTTAATTCAAAAGATTTTATAAATATAAATGAGATGGCGATTGAATATCATTCTTTGAAAATAAAAAATAAATTTATTGAGAGAATACAAGAATGGGGATTTACTTTAAAAGCTTATGGCCAATTAAAAATAAAGAATTATGGAGTTCTTTTTATGGATAAAACTTCACAAAACGCATCAACATTTTCCGAACCCCCAACTATATTTGAAAATCCACCGAAAAATAAATATTAAATTTACTAATAGGAAAATGCCAAATATATAGTTGACAAAAGCATAATACTAATATATAATATACAATATGAAAAACATTAAAAATATAGTATTAAGCCTCATTCTAATCTCTGCCTCTTTTACTTTTGCCGACTCTGGCACATCTAATCAATCTACACCAGTAGCAGACGGCTTTCTAGCCGCAGGAGATATCGCACTTGTTCGCCCTGTTTCAACCGCAGCAACTATTGGGGCTTTTGGTATCTTTGTTGTGATTGCTCCATTTACTGAAATGGCAGGATGCACAGAAGAGACATATGAAGGTTTAGTTGAGAGTGTTGGAAAGTTTAGCTTTGATCGTGACCTTGGTGATTTTAAGAAATAAAACCTCTAAATAAATTTTTTAAATGCATATCAGAAATATGTCAAAAATTAATTTAACAAAAAAACAAAAGAGAAAACTTCTAGCCAAAGGAAAACTAAGAGATTCTTTTGAGTTATGGGTAGACCATCATAATCATAAAATGAAAATGATTAGAACTTTGACTGGCCTAGTAGGAGTGGTACTATCTTGTATAATAATGCTTAAGGTATTCGGAATCATATGAACTGGGTAAAAATATTAAATTTTATTGATGGAGTATTTCCATATGAACAAATTCAACCAGTTTTAGGAACCCTTTATAAAATCAAAGGCGAGGAATTACCATTTAGATATATAAGATTTGCGAATGACTCTTATCCAAATAAAGCGGTATATCATTTCAAACATCACCAACTCAAAGAATATAAGTTTACTAATTTAGATAAAGTTGAAAGAGAAGCTAATAAAGAAGAAGTTAGATTATATAATTTAATAAAAAGTCATATAAATGAAACCGCAAGAAGCAACCAATACAAATTTAACGATAATTAATGGTTCTATTGGTGGTAAGAATGGTAATACTGCATGTCTTATAAAAAAGATAAAAAGAAAAATCTTTAAAATAGATCCAAATATAAAAATAAAAATACTTCATCTTCATTCTAATTTCGATTGGCCGAAAGTTAGAAATATTATAAAAGATAGCGATGCACTAATTTTTTGCACTGGAACTTACTGGGATAGTTGGGGAAGCCCAATGCAACAACTTTTTGAGAAAATGACAGAGATAGAAGGCAAACAGCATCTTCTTGGAAAACCAGCAGGAGTTATCGTAACAATGCACTCTGTTGGAGGCAAAGAAGTAGCATCAAGAATGCAAGGAGTTCTTTGCTCAATGGGTTGCGTTTTGCCACCATTTTCAGCCTTTGCTTATAGTTATTCAGATCATATAGCTCACCAATCTAGATTTTTAGGAAAGAAATTACTAGATGATGTTTGGCATATTGAAGATCTATATGCGTTTTTATTTAATATAATAACTTATTCAAAAGGCGAAAAGAATTGGAAGGTTTGGGATTATCTAGACATAAACTCTTATAATCCTACTTCCGTTTGGCTAAAATGATTTTGCCTAATAGCACAACGGTAGTGCGCTTCACTGTTAATGAAGATGTTCTAGGTTCAAATCCTAGTTAGGCAGGAGAAAAAGTATTATGGAACGATGGCTGAGTGGTCTAAAGCAGAAGTTTACTAAACTTCCGATGGTTAACTCCATCCGTAGGTTCAAATCCTACTCGTTCCGAACTTTAGTTATAAATAATTTATTAACTTTATATTTATATAGTATATAATGATATGGAAGATCTAGAAGCCCAAGGGATAAGCTGTATAGTCGCACTAATTATTAGTATACTTTATACTTTCATTGTATATAATATATTATTAAATGAAGTAGTAAAGTAAATTTACTAACAAGAAAAGTCCAAATATATGAACAAAAAAAGTCCAAATATGAATGATTTTCGGCCAAATATAGGAGCTGGAAAAGGAAGCAAACCAAGAAATTGTTTCTCTGATAGGTTTAAAAATAACTATGATAGTATAAAATGGAAAACTAAAAAAGATAAAGCGTTGATTAAAAAGGAATTAAAAAACAAAGATGGTTCAGTTAGATATATTTACGAATAATATATAGAACCTTGACAGAGTTAGCAAAGAGTAGTATTCTTATAGTATGAGAAAAGGAGTATGTTGTATCGTTTCAAGTTTAGCTGAACAAGATGACCCTATCAAGTTCAACACTATGACTTATGCTCGTTTCTCATCTATGGATAGAAAAGAAGCTATTTCTACTCTATCCTCTAGAATACTAAACAATATGATTACTACTTATCAATACATAAAGTATTGTGCCGACCATAATCATACTTACAGAATTTCTTCTGATCTATTTCCTCTTATTACTTATGATAAAGCTAATATATCATTACAAGATTTACCAGACTATAATAAAATATTAGTATCATTTGATAGTATCAAGAATCTTATTGAATCTAAAAATGTTAGAGTATCTTGTCATCCTAGCGAATTTAATGTTCTCGCTAGTGATAATGAAAATGCAATAATTAAAACAATCAAAGAATTAAATTTCTATGGTTGGTTTATGACTCAGATTGGTTGCTCGCTAAACTATAATGCACCTATGAATATGCACATACATAATTCTAAGGGTAATTTAAATGATATAGTCAAAAAGTTTATGATTAATTTTAATAAGTTAACTGACGATGTAAGGTCTAGATTGGTTATAGAAAATGATGATAAAGATACTTGCTGGTCAGTTAAGAAGCTAATGAGGTATTTCCATTCGGTTTCCAATATCCCTATTACCTTTGATTATCTTCATCATAAATGTCATCCAGACAATTTAACAGAAGAAGAAGCGTTTCATCTTGCACGAATCACTTGGGGTAATCATACTCCATTGTTCCATTACTCTGAGAGTATAGATGGTCATAAGAATCCACGAAAACACGCAGACTACGCAAAAAACTTGCCAAATACTTATGGATATGATAATATAGATGTTGACTTTGAATTAAAAATGAAAGAACAATCTTTTGCTAAACTATGACACATAAAGTATATGAACTATTTGTAGTTATTTTAGGTGTGATAGCTAATATTGTACTTATTATAAATGCACTTCACCATTGGTAATAAATTATGAATAAAATATTAAATCCACTTATAGAAGTCGCAGGAATAATTTATTTGATGTATTCTATATGCACTCAGAAATATATATTGACTATAATTATATTATTGTCTTTTATACTAATGCGTTTAGACAATATAAATAAAAAAAATAAATAAAACAGAAGATCAGCTATGAATAAATACTTAATCATATCAGATATTCACCTTGGAGACAAAGATTGTAAAGCAGAAGCCTTATTAAAGGTCTTAAAAAAGAATAAAGCTAAAACAATTATAATTGCTGGTGATCTTTTTGATCATCATAATTTACATAGGTTATGTAAGAGTCATTGGAAGGTACTCTCTAAATTACGAAAACTTTCTAAAAAATGCAAGATAATTTATTTAATCGGTAACCATTGTTTTTTAAAAGCAGAGTTTATGAGCATCCTATTAGGTTTTGATTGTGCAGATGAACATAAAATACAATTAAAAGATAAAAAAATATTAATAATCCACGGAGATGTTTTTGATATTTACTTCACAAAGTATAAACACCTTTCTAATTTTATCATTGGATGCTATTATTTTGTTAGAAAATATACTCCATTCGCAGATAATTTCTTTAGGTTTTTTAAAGCCAGAACAAATGATTTTGTTGAAAAAAGTTCTGATATTAAAAAAAATGCTCTTAAGTACATAGATATGAATAACTATGATACTATAATATGTGGACATACTCATCTTCCAGAACACACAGATAAATATATAAATACTGGTAGCTTTTGCGAAAAAGAATGTAGTTATGTCATTATAGATAAAAAAGACAAGATAAGTTTGACAAAAATTAAATAAAGAGTAGTATAAGTATATGGGAATGTTTAATTATATCAAAGTAGAGCAAGATTTACCTCTTAACGAGGAATTGAAAGCTCTTAATATTGACTTCAAGCAAGAAGAATATCAAACAAAAGAGCTAGAGGATAATGTTATGGTTACTTATATTATCCGTGATTATAGATTATTTGAATTAAAAGTAGATGGTCATTGGGAAGATAATCCATCTTATGTAAAAGGTGAGACTAAATTTAGTGAATTTTTTAATA